CGGCACCACGGCGCGGACATCCTCGGCGATGCCGCGCGGGAGAAGGGGCACACCGGGAACCTCCCGGGGATCGCCGCCCGGCGCAGATGCTCCCTGCTGTCCCCCGCTGAGCGTCATGCGATGGCGGCGGGGGTCCTGCGGGACCGGGAGAGCCCGGACGCGCGGGAGATCCGGCTGGCTGCCGCCGGGCAGTGGGAGTGGGTGACCTCCTGGCTGGGCGAGGGCGCGAAGGATCTGAAGACGGCGCTGTCCGAGCGGGAGCGCTGGGAGCTGGTCATCCCGCAGATGGGCTACATGGCGCTGATCCGCAACCTGCGCAACTTCGACAGTGCTGGCATCAAGGACGCCACCGCCGCCCTGGTCAAGGAGATCATCATCGATCCGCAGGAGGTGAGGGGCAGCCGCCAGTTGCCGTTCCGGTTCCTGTCCGCGTACCTGAACACCCATTCGGTGCGCTGGTCCGAAGCGCTGGAGACCGCGCTGTCGCTCTCGATCAGGAACATCCCCGTCCTGTCCGGGAACACTCTCGTGATGATCGACATGTCCGGGTCGATGCAGAACCAGCTGTCCCGCCCGCCGGGCAGGGAAGGCAGGAGGGACAAGAACAAGGACACGGCGGTCTACCCGAACCGGGTGATGGCGGCAGCCCTGTTCGCCCTGGCGCTGGCACGGGCGAACCCCGGGCGGGTGGAGGTGTTCGGGTTCGCGGACCCGCCGGGAACCAGCACGAACTGGCTGGGCGCGCGGCATTCCAGCCCCGGGCATTTCCGGCTGGAAGGCATCGAGGACCCGGGGTACTCCCTGCTGCGGATGGCGCAGAACGTCGTCGGCAAGATCGGGATCGTCGGGCACGGGACGGCGATCGAGCAGAACCTGCGCCAGTGCTTCGACTCCGCCCGGCACGACCGGGTGGTGATCTTCACCGACGAGCAGACCCTGCCGGGCGGTCCGGGGTGGAATGGGGGCTGGCGGCATCAGATCGGGGATATCACCACCGCCCTGCCGGCGAGCACCCCGGTGTACGCCTGGAACCTGGCGGGGAACACGTTCGGCGCGTTCGCCACTGGAGGGAACCGGGTGGCGCTGGCAGGGCTGACCGACGCCAGCTTCGCGGTCATGCAGCGGATCGAGCAGGGGCGCAGCGCGGACTGGGACGCCGTGTTCCGCAGCGGGAATGAGTAACCTGGAAGATCCAGGGTGACAGCAGCAGCCCCGGAGAGGCAAGGTTCACCCGCCCTCTCCGGGGCTGCGTCATGAAAGGAGAAGACGATGGCGGAGCGCGAGTTCACCGACGAGGAGATCGCGGACGTGGTCCACGGGGCGCACATCCGGCTGAACGCCCGGCTGGATGACCCGTCCCCGGAAGGACCCTGGGACACCCTGACCGGCGATGAGCAGGATTTCATCATCGCCCGGGTGCGGCTGATCCGGCAGGGCGCCAGCCCCGAGCAGGTGCAGGAGCACTGGGTGGAGTGGATGGCGCGGCGCGGCTGGACCCCGGGCGAGGAGAAGGATTACGCGGCGAAGACCCACCCGAACATGAAAGGGCTGTGGGAACTGCCCTCGGAGCAGCAGCTGAAGGTGTTCCTGGCGATGGCGATCGTCCGGGAAATGGAATGACGGAAGAAAGAGAGGAAGCCCTGCGGGAGATGATACGGCTGGCAGAAGAACTGAAGCTGTATGACCTTCCCCCGGAAGTGTGCACGGTGCATAAGCGGTTCGTCCCCTGCCGCAAAGACGGGGAGCATCTTTTCGCCTCTGACCCGGATTCGGTGCGGATGGTACTGGAATTCCACCGGGAAATCGGGTAATCATGGATACGTGCACCTGCAGAGCCTCCGCGACGACCTGCGCGACACCGTCGATCACGCGCTCAGCCTCCATGACCGGCTGGGCGAGCTGACCCACGTGAAATCCCGGCAGCCGTCGGGGACGTTCCACGGGAAAGTGGATTTCTCCCAGCCCCCGTGGCACGCCCCGGCGGCGTCGGCGTTTCTCGCCCTGCATGCGCTCGCCCGCAAGCTGGAACGGGACATGCGCCATGACCTGGGGCTGCCCCCGAGGGAACGGGGAAGCTCCCCGGGGAACACCCGCAAGGCGCTGGAGGCGGTGATCAGCCTCGCGGAGAAAGCGGATGACGACTATGTCCGGATGAACGCCCGGGAGCTGGAGAGATGGTCGCGCAGCGCCGGCATCGCCCTGAATGAGATCGAGATCCCGAAAAGGCTGCCCCGGCAGGCAGGCGAGGCGGAGCGCCCGTGCCCCTGGTGCAAGCTGAAGACCCTGCGGATGTGCCCGTTCAACACCGACGGGCACGGCGAGATCCGCTGCATCAACGGCAAGTGCAAGGACGACCAGGGCAGGCGCCCGTCTGCCGTCATGGAGTTTTTCGCCGGGGAGATGGTGCTGCGCTGGATGGACGGGGTGATCGGGACGCCATGAACGAGCTGATACAGCCAGGTGATTTCGCCTGCGTGAAGATAATCAGCACCCCGGGCAGGCTGATCACGGTCGGGGAATGGCTGGACGGTTCCGGCTCGGCTGCCTCCGCCTATGATCATGCATTCATCTACGTGGGCATGGGGGATGAGAAGAGCCCCCGGGGATACGTGATCGGGGCTCAGCCGTCCGGGGCGCGGCTGGACCCGATGGCAGCCTATGATCACAGGGGGGATGCCCTGTGGTCCTCGGGGAAAATCCCGCTGACGCAGGAGCAGCGGGACAAGATCGTGGCATCCGCGCTCGCCTGCAAGGGCGTCGGCTATTCTTATGCGGATTACCTGGCGATCGCCGCGCACCGTTTCCATGTCCCGGCTCCGGGGCTGCGGGAGTACATCGCCAGCTCCCGGCACATGATCTGCTCCCAGCTGGTGGATTACTGCTACCAGCAGGCGGGGGTGCAGCTGTTCACGGACAACCGGTGGGACGGGTTCGTGACCCCGGCGGACCTGGCAGGGAGGATCGGTGCCTGAAGGCGCGCACCCGCTCGGCTGGGGCTCGGAGCCCGTGGTCGAGCCGGACGGGGAGAACTGGTCGCTGGAGTTCGCAGCGAAGATGCTGGACATGCCCGAGAAAGATCTGCGTGACCTGGTGCGCATCCTGGGGCTGCCGTCCGCCGGGGTGATCAGGATGGCGGAGTTCCGCCGGCAGGGCAGGCACCCGAGGGCGTACCCGGCGGACAAGCTGGCGCTGATCGCGGAGACGGTCAGGGACCTGTCAGAGGACTTGGCGGCATAAGCACAGACCGCAGAAACGTGCCACGTGGTCGTCTTTCAGGCTGATCATCTGCCTGCTCCCGTTGAGCCAGGCGAGCGGGATTTCGGACTGCATCCATTCCCGGGGGTTATCGCTCGCCAGCAGTGCGTACTGTGCGTCGAACACCTGCAGGAGCCAGTCACCGGGGGTCATCGCGCACCTGGTACAGCTCCCGGTACTGCCGGAGCCCGACCGACAGTTCATACGCCTCATCATTGTCCCCGCGAGCTGCCGCGATGGCGATCGCCCGCTCATATTCGTACTCCGTCTGGTCCATCTGTTTGCGGTTTCGCCTGACAGCGGTTGACACACATGCCAGCATACCGTATATCTGGACCAGGGACGGCTGTGCCCTGGTCCGGTGCCAGGCTCGCCGTCTCCCTGCTTCTTCAGGGGATACGCGGGCGCGAATCCTACCAAGGAGCATGTATGCGCAAGGCGCGGCATCGCCGTCCTTCGAAGGCTGCAGCAATCGCCGGGAGTACCGTGACCGGCGTGATCGCCACGGGTGTCATCCTGTCTTCTGCTCCTGCCGGGGCTCAGGTCGCGGGGAACGTGACCACCGGAGGGCGCGATGATCTGCAGGCGGCGAAAGCCTTCCGGGTGGCACCCCGTGCTGTCACCGCAGCAAAGACAGCAGCAGTAACCGTCCGCCCCGGGGATTCCCTGTCGCGGATCGCGATGACCCGCTGCGGGAACCCCCGCGACTGGACGGGCATCTACGACCGGAATCGCAAGGTGGTCGGCAGCAACCCGGACATGGTCTTCCCCGGGGAAAGGCTCGTCCTGGACTGCCGTGAGGCAGCCCCGCCCAAGCCCCCGGCGGATGACAGGGAACCGGATAATGACGGGGACGAATGGCATTCCCCCGCGCACGCGGTCAGCCCGGCGCGGCATTCCGCCCCGGTCAGCTATGCCGGGAACGTGAACCCGGGCAGCTACTCCGGGTTCCAGCGGTGCGTGATCACCCGCGAGTCCGGCGGGAACTCCCAGGTGATGAACTCCAGCGGGCACTACGGGCTGTACCAGTTCAGCCTGCCCACCTGGGAGGCGTACGGCGGCAGCGCGGCAGACTTCGGTCACGCCAGCGTCGCGGAGCAGAACCGTGTGTTCGCGAACGCGATGGCGCGCGGCGGGCAGTCCAACTGGAGCCCGTACGACGGCTGCTGACCCGTGATATAATCAGTCCCGCTGCCCTCTCGGGGTTGCGGATGAGGGGAAGCCCCCGGCATATGGCGTGCCCGCGCCGCCGGGGGCTTCGTCATGTCTAGGAGCATGTGGCACGCACTGACCCGAGCAAGCTCTCGGCGGCGACCAAGCAGAAGCTGGCGGCGGAGATCGCGGCGCTCAAGGCGGCGATCGAGCCGCGCCCCTGGGAGTCCCAGGCATACCCCAAGCAGCTGCCCCCCGACCACCCGATGCACAACCTGAAAGACCCTGTCACCGGGCTGAACTGCGGCTGCAGCCATACGGACTACAAGATCTGGATTCTGATGACCGGGCGGGGGTTCGGCAAGACCCGTTCCGGCGCCCAGTGGACGATCGCCAAGGCGCTCGGTGAGGACAAGATCTGGGTGGCGGTGTGCGCCCCGGACTTCTCCCAGGTGCAGGACGTGTGCTTCGAGGGACCCTCCGGCATCCTCGGGCAGCTCCAGGACGGGGAGATGGCGGACTACAACCGGAACAAGCTGCGGATCACCTTGCGCAACGGCAGCATCATCCAGGGCTACTCGGCGCAGAAAGCAGATTCGATCCGGGGCGCGAACCTCGCCTACTGCTGGTTCGACGAGCTGGGCTTCATCCCCTACCCGGAGTTCTACGAGGAAGGGCTGATGCCCGCGCTGCGGGTGTCCAAGGGGCAGATGATGGTGACGACCACGCCCCGGCGGACCAAGACACTGCGCGAGCTGCTCGAATCAGCCGAGCGGGACCCGTCCCTGGTTCACCTGACCCGCGCCACCTCGATGGAGAACTGGAAGTCCCCCGGAGTGCGGGACATGATCGCCCAGGTGCGGCTGCGGCTGGGCGGCAACGAGTCGCTGATCAAGCAGGAGCTGGAAGGGCTCTACATCTCCGACATCCCCGGAGCCCTGTTCCGGCTGGAGGATTTCGATGCCTTCCGCGTCCCGCATGCCGATGTCCCGGAGCTGCGCCGGGTGGTGGTGGCGGTCGACCCGGCGCAGACCCATGGCAAGGACAGCGACGAGACGGGGATCATCGTGGCTGCCGAGGGGGTCAACAAGGAGTATTACACCCTGGAGGACGCCTCCATGTCCGGGAGCCCGGACGAGGTGATCACCACGGTGGTGTCCTTGTATTACAAGTGGGGCGCGGACATGATCGTCGGGGAGAAGAACGCGATCGGGGACTACTTTCCCGCGCTGCTGTACCAGAAGGACCCGAACGTGTCCTTCCGCCCGGTGACCGCGCACAAGGGGAAGATCATCCGCGCCCAGCCGGTGTCGCTGATCAACGAGCGGGGGCGCATTCACATGGTGGGCTCCCGGCTGGATTTCGACGCGCTGGAGAAGCAGCTGGCGGCGATGACGTCCTTTGATGACCGGTCGAAGATGCGCGATGACCGGGCGGATGCCTGGGTGTACGCGATGCGGAACCTGGCGGCGATGGAAGCCGGGGATTACCGGGAGATCTACGGGTTCGACTCCTGCCAGAACTGCGGGTCCGACATCAATTACAATACCGATAAGGCGTGCCGCAAATGCGGAGCCCGGGTGGAGAAGCCGCCGAAGACCCCGGACAAGTCCGAGAGAAGGCACTTCAACCGCTGGTCGGAGGCATACCTGCGGACATGCCCGGAAGGGCACCAGTACCCGTTCCGCCTGGGGCTGGACTGCCCTAAGTGCAAGCAGGACCCGGGTGCCTACCTGGCGAGAGTGGCAGGATTCGGGGCGCAGGGACAGAAAAGCTGGCTAGCAGGAAGGACATTCCGCTGACCCACCGCCTTGCCTCCGAGGAGGAGAAAGAGCACCTGCGGGCGATTTTCGGCGCCCCCCCTGATAAGCCCTGCCGGGATTGCGGCGGTTATCACATGCGTGCCTGCCCGAGGGTGAGACGGGAAGTGTACGTGGGCGAGGGCATGGGCGCGGGAACGCGCATCGAAGTGGAATACTTCGAGCACTGGGATGACAGCGAGATCATCTTCCCCGAGGACGTCTATGACAATGAGGAGAGCGATGAGCGACGATGAGATGCCGCTGAACCCTTTCGTCAACGCGGACTTCGTCCCGCTGGCGAAAGGGGCGTACGAGATCTACCAGACCCTGAAATCAGCGGGCTTCAATGACATGCAGGCGATGCAGCTGACCGTCGCCATTGTCACGACGATGATGACGGGAATTCCCGCGAAATAGCGGGTATCATGATCTTGCCAGTGCCGCGCGACCCAGGGAAAAACGTAACCTGCTGGGCATACGGGCGGCAATGGCAACCAGTGCTTGCCAAGAGGAAACCTTTATGGTATATAGGGAAACGGAATCTTCATGCCGCCCGGGGGATTACGCAAGAATCCCTTTCGAGTCGGCAACCGTCTCCGCCGTGGTCATCCGGGCATGCCCCTGCGGGTATAAGCGCGAGATCGGGAAGCCGTGCGGATTCTGCGGCAATGATAATCCCCCGGTCACCCATGACCTGGGGGTCGTGTCCGCGACCTACAAGAGCAGGCGCAGGCGGCTGTGGTGGCTCGCCGTCGGGCAGCACCTGGCGAACGCGCGGATCAGGCATGCTAACAAGACAGCCAGAGGGACTTAGGGTGTGGCAAACAACGTCTTCCTGACGATCACCGGCATCAACATGGTGTGGGACCGGTTCAGGCTGCTCGGCTCGACCGTCTACGCCACCGAGCCGAAGATCATCGGCTGGGGGACGGGCGGGATCGCGGGCGGTCCGTTTGTCGCCGCCCCTTCCGATGTCGCCATGTTCAGCGAGTCCGCTGAAGCCCGCGTCACCGGGACCAGCTCGCTGACCACGACGAACGCCTCCGCCATCAACGACACCTACACGGTGACCGGGACGATCACCTCCTCCTCGGGGCAGACGATCGCCGAGATGGGGCTGTTCGACAACACGACCAAGCCCCCGGCGAACACGGTGGCGGCAGGCGGCGTGGTGGGCAGCGCCGTCGCCACGACGCTGAACACCTCATCCACGTTCACCCCGGGCAACAACTCCTTCGTGCAGATCCGCACCGAGGTGATGAAGGTGACCGCCGGCTCGGGCACCACGGCGCTGACCGTCACCCGGGGGCAGAACGGGTCGACCGCGATCGCGACGATCGCCGCCGCCGACGCGGTGACGGCGGGGGATGCCCCGGGCTCGACTGTCGTCGGGGAGCGGGAGTTCCTGCACGCCAGCTTCAGCGGGCTGCCTTTGAATAGCGGGGATTCCATCGCTTTCACTTGCTCCGTGCAAATAACATCTGGTTCACTGTGATTGTCTCCCAGCGTCCGCTATCATGGAGACATGGCAAGCATTATCCAGGGTCGCCCGAAGAAATCAGCGGATACCGAACGTATCTGCCCCACGTGTAAGACACGCTTCACGCTGCCCGAGTGGAATGAGAAGAGATTCTGCTCCAGGCAATGCTCAGGGGCTGCAAGACGCGGCGTACCCCGTCCGCCAGGCAGGCGCATCACCAAAAACTGCGCTCAGTGCAAGAAACAGTTCCAGGTTTACCCTTCTCAGGATCGCGTGAGATGCTGTTCCAGGGTTTGCGCTGCCGATCTTCGGCGCGGCACGTCAGGTCAGCAGGTTCGCCAGATGAGCGAAGGCGAGCGCATGTGGTTCGCCGGGTTGATCGACGGAGAAGGATCGATCATCCTCTCCCAGCGCAAGCGTGCCTCTCCTGAAAAGCACTTCAAGATCCAGGTTTACAACAACGTACGCCCGTTGCTGGAACGGGTCGTCGAATATACAGGCGTTGGCATCATCCGGGAACGCCAGCCCAAAACTCCGCGCCATTCCCTGGCTTATTTCTGGACAGTCAACTCAGGCGAGGCTGCGGAGATCCTCCGCCAGGTCAGACCCTGGCTGATCGTGAAAGCAGAACGTGCCGATGCCGTCCTGGAAGGGCGCATGTTTCCCCGCCAGCCCCGATGGGATGGCTATTTCGAGAACCCCGGGAGTGTGTGAGTTCACAAGGCTGGGTGTCGCTGCTCAACTCCGCGACCACCTACCAGACCTCCAGCGGCACCGCGCTGAACACGGCGACCACGGCGACGATCAGCCCCCAGCAGGCGGGCACCAACAACGACTTCACGCTCCCGGCGAACTTCTTCTACCCGGGGCTGACGCTGCGGGTGAGCGCCCAGGGGCTGCTGACCACCACGGGCACGTCCACCACCTTGACCGTGCTGCTGGCAGCCAACAAGGCAGGGACGTACACCACCCTGGCGACCTCGGCGGGCATGGCGACCGGGACCGGGTCGCTGACCGGGCTGCCCTGGACCCTGTCGGGGTTCATCGTCTGCACCGCGATCGGGTCGACGGGGAACACGCTGACCACCCAGGCGATCCTGCTGATCGCCACGACCGTCTCTCCGGCGATCGGGACCGCGAACCTGACGATCGCCGGGCTGCCCTCGGCGTCCGGGGGCACCGCCGCCGCCATCGACACCACCTCCGCCCAGGGGATCGCGCTGCGCGCCACCCTGGCGGGCGCCAATGCCACCATCCAGGTCACCAACTGGGATATCGAGGCGCTTGACTGATGACCACGTTCACCATCCCGCAGGCGACCCTGCCCGTGGGCAGCAGGAACTTCCCGAACTCCGGGGGAGTCGCGGTCGCGGACACGCTGAGCACCATCACGATCGTCAATGACCGGACCATCTCCGGGGGGATGAACTCCCAGCCGTCCAGCACCACGCTCACCCTGGAAGTGGACCAGAGCAACGACGGGGGCGCCAGCTGGCGCCAGCTGGGCTTCGGCACGTTCGTCGGGGGGACCTGGACGACGAAGACCGGGGGGACGATCTCCCAGGACAACTTCTTCACCTGGCTGTTCCCGGGAACGTCACGGCAGGTGCGGGCGACCGTGACTGTCGCCGGAGCCTCGGTGGCGGTGTCCGGGAGCGTCACCGTCGCCTGAACGGCTGAGGGCGGGACATCATGGGATGGAACGTCCTGCAGTCCAACTCCGGGACCTCCTCCGGGCTGACCAACGCGGTCGCGTACAGCTCGAACCTGACCGCCGGGTCCAAGCTGATCGCGTACGTCACGCTGGACTCGACCGCCTCGATCAGCACGGTCAAGGACACGGCGGGTAACTCGTTCGCCCAGGTCGCCTCGGCGACCGCGTCCTCCGGCGAGAAGATCTACATCTACGTCCTGGACACCCCCGCCGGGGATGCCGGGGGCACGACGACGATCACCGCCACGCTCACCGGCAGCGCCAACGGGCAGGCGCTGCTCATCCAGGAGGTGACCGGGCTCGCCACGGGCAGCACGGCGGGGGCGGTGCTGGACGGCACGGCGGGCACGGCGGGAGCCACCCAGGGCAGCGGCATCGCGTTCAGCGCCACCCTCGGCTCGTATTCGAGCACGGCGGCGGGCGAGTTCCTGGTCGCGTTCTACGGGGACAACGGGGACACCTCCGGGGTCGCCTCGGTCGCCACCCCGTCCGGGTATTCCGCAGACACTCACAACATCGTCGCCAACGGCAACGACGACATCGCGGTGTTCTGGAAGAACTCGACCGGGGGCGCGGAATCCCCGGCGAGCCTGTCGGTGGGCGGCGCCACCTCCGGGGTCGGCTGGGACACGATCTTCGTCGCGTTCAAGCTCGCCCCGGCAGCCGGGTCGCCCCCTCCTGTCCAGCAGTTCCCTCCGGGACGCCAGTCCCCGATGGCGTTCCGGTTCATGCCGCGCCCGGTGTCCTACCAGGTGCAGGGCGGCACGGTGAACCCGCTGACCCTGACGGCGGCAGCGCCGGCGTCAGGGACGCTAGCCAGCCAGGCAGGCAAGATCCTGTCCGCCGCAGCTGCGGCGGCCGGGGCGCTGGTCCGCCAGCCGGGCAAGATCCTGTCCGGGACCCCTGCCGCCGCCAGCACCCTGACCAGGCAGGTTGCCAAGCCGCTGTCCCAGGCTGCCGCAGCTGCGGCGGTGCTGACCGCAGGGATCATCCACGCGCTCGCCCTGCAAGCCGCTGCGGTCGCCAGCGCCACGGTCATCCGCCAGGCAGGCAAGATCCTGGCTGCCACGGCAGCCGCAGCGGGCACGATGACCCGCCAGGCTGGCAAGGCGCTCGCCGCATCCGCCGCCGCCGCCGGGACGATGACCCGCAGCATCGGCAAGCTGCTGGCGGGCACGATCGCCGCCGCCGGGACGATCGCGGTCACCAAGGTGAAGATCTTGCTGCTGGCAGCGGCAGCGGTAGCGAATGCGAGCCTGGTCCGCAGCATCGGCAAGCTGCTGGCAGGCACGGCGGCAGCCGCTGCCTCCGGCGCCGTCCAGGTGGCGAAGAAGCTGGCGGGCGCAGCAGGGACCACCGCGAGCCTGGTGCGCGCCCCCGGCAAGCTGCTCGCGGGCACGGCGGCGGCTGCGGGCACGATCACCGTGACCAAAGTGAAGATCGTGATCCTGGCTGCTGCGCTGACCACGACGGGCACGCTGAGATCCGCGCTCGGCAAGATCCTGGCTGCAGCAGCCCCGGCGGCAGCCACGCTGGCGAACCGGGTCGGCAAGCCCCTGGCGGGCACCGCGCAGGCGGTGGCGGGGCTGGTCCGCAGCACCGGAAAGCCGCTGGCTGCCACGGCTGCTGCCGCAGCAGCGGGCGTGTTCACCCGGGTGCGCTTCGTGATCCTGTCGGCAGTCGCGGCGGCATCCGCCCGGCAGTCGGTCAGGATCGGCAGGATCTTGCAGGCAGCGGGGACGGCAGCTGCCGTCCTGTCACGCGGGATCGCCCGCGCGCTGGCAGCCATGGCAGCGGCAAGCGCCTCTGCGGTCCGGGCACGGGTGGTCATCCTCAGCACGGCGGCAAGTGCCGCCGGGACGATCGCGGCGGTCATCTCGCGCCCGGTCGGGTTCATCTTGTTCAAGCTGGGCGTGCCGCTGAAGAACTGGCTGACCGGCGGGGCTAAGAAAAACTGGCGGGCGCCATGACCGGTTTCCAGGAGTGGACTGTGGGTTTCGACGCGATCGGGCTTAATCACCTGTCCACCGAGTACATCCTCATCCCGGTGCAGGCTACTAAAGGCGGCGCTTCTTACAATCCCACTTCCGATGTCGTCCAGTTCGCGTTCATGCCCACTCCCACCCAGGTGCCGCAGGTTACGGACTGGGTGAGCGGGTCCTGGGATACTTCCGCCAACGCCATCTACCCCTATAACGCGAAATGCCTGGTCGGACCGTCCGGGACGGTGACGCTGGGGATAGGGACGTACACGGTCTACGTGAAGATCACTGACAATCCGGAAATCCCCGTGCTCATCGGGGCGACCCTTCAGGTTACCTGAAAGGCATGCATTGGCCAGACCGGGCGCGATCGTCGCGGCACTGAAAGCAGGCGGGAGATACGTTGCCGCCCCGTCGAATTCCGGCATGGGCAGGATCAGCCCGGCGATGGCGGAGATGTACGCCCAGGGGAATTACTCCAACGTCTACGGTCCGTTCCTGGAGCGCCCCGCCTCGGTGTTCTCCGACGGCGCGTTCGCCCCGTCCCCGCCCATCCAGCCCACCCCGGTCGACCAGCCCTACCCGGGGGCGCAGTTCCCCAGCCCCAGGCGCTGGCAGTACCGCCCGTCGTGGAACCTGCCCACTCCCCCGGGAACCGAGGGGCTGAAGCTGGCGAGCTTCGACCAGCTGAGGACGATCAGCACCAAGTACAGCGTGGCGCGGGCAGCGATCGAGCTGCGGATCGAGGAGATCCGGGGGCTCGACTGGGATATCACCATGACCACGGAGGCGGCGAAAGCCTACCGGAACGACCGGGAGGCTAACCGGTTCTTCGGGGAGCGCAAGGGCAAGTTCGTCCGCTTCTTCCGCCGCCCGGACCCCGATTTCTGGAATTTCGATTCGTTCATGGCGGCGCTGCTGGAGGAGATCTTCGTCTTCGACGCGCTCTCCATCGTGTTTCGCCCGAAATACGGGGCGAGCTTCGGGATGGGCGGCAGGGGGCTTCTCGGGTCGGACCTGGACAGCCTGAACCTGATCTCCGGTCCGACGATCCGCCCGCTGATCGACCTGCACGGCGGTCACCCCGCCCCTCCGGCGCCCGCTTACCAGCAGTACCTCTACGGGGTCCCCCGCAGCGATTACATGACGATCGCGATGGGCACGGACATCGAGGAGGCGGGGCTCCAGGGCGCGGAAGTAAATGCTTTCAGCTCCGATGTGATGCTGTACGCCCCCTACTGGGTGACCCGGGAGACCCCGTACGGGTTCCCCCCGGTGGAAAGAGCGCTGCTGCCGATTATCTCCGGCTTGCAGAAGCAGGAGTTCCAGCTCGACTACTTCACCGAGGGGACGATTCCCGCCGTTTACATCTCCCCGGGGGACGTGGGCATCACCCCCACCCAGATCGGGGAACTGCAAAGCGCGCTGAATTCTCTCGCGGGAGACCCGGCGTACCACCTGAAGGTGATCGTCCTGCCGCCGGGGAGCAAAGTCGACCCGCAACGCCCGGTGGACCTGAGCGATTCTTTCGACTACCTGGTGATGAACCAGGTGTGCATGGCGTTCGACGTTCAGCCCTATGAACTGGGGATCATCCCGAATGTCGGGGGGACCCCGACCGGACCCTCGGCGGCGGGCATCCGGTTCGCCGGGCAGGAGAACCGGGACATCAAGTCCCGCATGTCCACCCGTCCGCTGCTGAAATTCCTCTGCGATATCTTCAATTACGTCATCCAGGATATCTGCGGTCAGCGGGACATGCAGTTCGAGTTCAAGGGGCTCGTGGATGACGAGGACAAGCAGGCGATCACCCAGCTGGGCGTGGACCAGATCCAGAACGGGATCTCCTCGATCGACGAGGTGCGGGAGCGGCTGGACCTGCCCCCGTGGGGGCTCCAGGAGACCTCCGAGCCGATCGTGATGACCCAGCAGGGTCCCGTCCCGTTCTCGATGGCGCCCCAGCTGATCCAGGCGGCACTGCAAGGGCAGCAACAGGGCAGCAGCAGCTCTTCGAAGAAGAAGACGACATCCAAGCAGCCGTCGGTGCGCCGGGGCACCGGGGGTACCAAGCCGAACGGCAGCCACCCGGCGCCGCTGGCGCCCAGCAGGGCGAGCATCACCCCGGCGCACGAGGCGGCAGCTGCCCAGCTGCAGCGCCCGGTGCGGGGCAGCACGGGCGGGACCCCGTCCCGCTCCCCGGTCGCGGGCAGCCGCAAGCGCGGCGAGGGCAGGACCCCCACCCAGGGACGCATGCGCAACAAGGCGGCAGAGGCGGAGCTGGACTCGCTCAAGCGCCACCTGCGCAAGGGCAGGGACATCGGGTCATGGGAGCCGCAGCATATCAACCCTTCCGTGCTCCCGATGATCCAGAAGGCGATCGGGCAGGGGATTCCCCCGGGCATCGCGGTGGACCGCGCCGCCCTGTTCGCCGCGAAAGCAGAAGGTGCGCAGTTCCCGGAGCAGCACAAAAGCGCTGCGAGCGAACTCGCGGAGTTCCCGGGGTGGCGTCATGACCTGGGGCTGGTCGGGCGGTACAAGGAGCTGATCTCCCAGGCATTCACCGACGCCGAGATCAGGGGGCAGCAGATCCGCAAGGACGCCGCGTCCGGAGAGCTGTTCGTCTCTCCCCCGGTGCTGACCGGGATGATCTCCGATGCGAGCAGGGACGTGTTCTCCGGCGCGATGACCCCGATGTGGAAGTCCGCGTGGGACCTGGGATATGAATCGGCACGGTCGCTGGTCACCGGGAATGAGCCCGATTTCGCCGCCGACCACTCCGGGGCGGCGTTCGAGGCGTTCCTGGGCACCGAGGGGCAGCACTGGCTGGACAAGGTGTCCCGCACCGGGCTGGGCAATTCTTCCGCCCGCAGCGAGATGATCGCCCGCACCGAGGTCGCCAGGGCGATGAACGCCGGGGCTATCCAGGCGTACAAGGATCACGGGGTGACCCGCAAGCACCTGCTGGCAGCCCCCGATGACCGCGAGTGCGAGACCTGCAAGGCGGCAGAAAACGCGGGGACCATCCCGCTGGATGCCATCTACCCGGGCGGGGAGCCGCCGCTGCACCCGATGTGCCGGTGCGTGTCCGCCCCTGCCGGGATGGAGCTGACCCCGCCGCAGGCGCATCTCGGCAAGCGCTACATGACGATGGACGAGGCGCGGCAGGCAGCCCGGGAGGACGAGAACCGGCTGTGCTGGCTGCTGCTGCGCGCTGAGGATGAGGACGGCAAGACCCGGTTCCTGCTCCAGCAGCGCTCAGACGGCAGCTGGGGCATGCCCGGGGGCAAGCCGCACGTGGGCGAGGCTCCGTGGGATGCGGCGGTACGGGAGGTCACCGAGGAGATCGGGGACATCCCCGCGCTGACCGTGGCGAAGACCTTCCACCATGTCGAGGACGGGGCGCAGGTCTACCTGTACCTGTGCGACACTGAGTATTTCCACCCGAAGATGAACGGGAGCACCCCGGAGGAAACCCTGGGCGCTGCCTGGTTCCGGAAGAAGGAAATCGGGGATCTCGACCTGTCGCCGAAATTCCGGGATGACTGGGAGAAGGGTATCCGCCTGAAGGATAACGCATCCAAGGCAGCCCAGAATGTCCGCACCGAAAATGGCGAGTGGCTGGTCCTGGAACATCCGCAGGATAGCGTCAATTACCCGTATCCTGCCCCCGGCGGCGGTGCCCAGGTGCAGCTGCCCCGGCGCAGCGACGGGGCTCCGCAGAACACCAGGGGCGGCGGCGGGCAAGCCCAGGGGGAGATGGGCGCAACGGAACCTCCGCGCCAGGGACCCCAGGACCGGGCGGATGAGCGGGTTGCCCACGTCTACCCCCGGGGCACGGATGACGAGGGATATCCGAAGCGCCGGGCGAAGAACAAGCCGGCGAAGAGGTTCCCGTCCAGCGAGGACGGGCAGAACCCGCAGGGCGGCATCGCGGGAAGCCCCGGGATGGGCGCGCAATCAGTGCCCGGGGGCAAGATCAAGGGCGTCCGCCCCATCGTGGGAGCCCCCAAGCCGCAGCTGCCTCACCCGGAGACACCCCGTCCGGAATCCCCGGAGACCTATGATCCGGCGGAGGCTGTCCAGCATCAGGGCGAGGACGGGAACGTCCTGTACTCCAAGGGCGGGCTTGTCCCTAGCGCCAGCTGGGACACTCCTCCAGTATGGCTGGATAACAGCTATGTGATCCCTCGGGCACTGGCGGAGCGCATGCAGCTCAAGAACGTGGAGAACCTGAACGACCCGAACCCTGTCGATGCTGAGCATGTCTACCTCCAGATGGCAGCCAATTTCCCTCCGAAAGCCATCGAGTGGGTGAAGAGGGCGCGGTGGACGGGACCGGTGATGGTGCCGTGGGACCGGGTGGACACCGACGACATCGACAAGTGGGCTGCGAGTCACCAGCCGGGCAAGGTGAAGGAATTCGAGCGGCAGATCGCCGCTCATGACGGGCATGTCGCCCCGTCTATCCTCGTCCAGGAGCCGTCCACGCACAAGGCGTTCCTCGTGGACGGGCATCACCGGGCACTGGCGCGCAGGAACCTGAAGCAGGATGTCCTGGCGTACCTGGGGAACATCGACGAGGCGGACCGCCAGGCAGCATGGGAAACCCATTCCAGCCAATTGCACCAGGGCAGCGACCCCGCCAATAAGGCAGCAAGGCGTCCGAGCCTGAGCAAGGACAGCGTGAATTACCGCCATGCGACCGGGAACCGCAAATGCGGCAATTGCGTCATGTTCCACCCGGGCGGGACATGCGACCTGGTGATGGGGCACATCAAGCCCGGGGATACCTGTGACCGCTGGGAGGCGAAGTGAGCGAGGAAGAACCGCGCAAGGAGTGCCCGATGTGCGCGGGCTCCGGGAAGGTTCGCGACTTCACGCCGTCCGGCGGCACGGTTCCCACGTTTTTCGTGATCGACACGGAGAAGTTCGACACCTCTGGTCTTACTGTCGGGATCGGGACATGACGGGGGGCGGGATGACGAATCCTTTCGCGCCATGCGAGCCCATCCAGCCCCAGCCTGCCCCTGTGAGCGAGAAGCGCGAGCGCGCCTGGGAGTACCGGTACGGCTTCGGCGATGACGCTCGCCGGGAGTACCTGCGCCTGCCGGCATTGCGCGAGCGCTATGATGCCGCAGCGGGCAAGCTGGAGCTGCTGTACCGCTCGGAGAAGACGGTCACCGACGCCCAGAAGAACCTGCAGGCTGACTGCTGGGAGATCCGCAAAGAAGCGTTCCGTGTCCTGGTGAAAGCCCATGACGCGGGTTTCCCCGTCCTGGCGGAGGCGACCGCGTTCGGCTGGGAGACGGGGCAGCTGGAAAACCCCGCGCTGCGGGACTGGCTGAAGTCAGCGGATACCGCGCGGGCGAGCACCGAGCACAACCCGCTGGGCACCGAGGGGCTGTGGCACACCCCGGACAAGCACGTCCCGGAAAAGCAATCCCTGCCAGCGTACATCGAGAACACCGCGCACGCGCTCATGCGGGACGGCATGGAAGAATCGCAGGCGATCGCCACGGCGGTCAACGCGGTGAAATCGTGGGCGGAGGGGAAGGCTTTCGGCGGGAAAGTCAAGGTCACCCCGGAGGTCCAGCAGGCGGCGCAGAGGGCGCTCAGGGAATGGGAAGACCTCAAAGCCAGCCACCACTGACCCCGCACCCGAGATGCGCCTGTCACGGGTTCAAAGCCTGCGTCCACCGGGACAACTACCACCCTGACCCCGGGGGGCAGAACTTCAGGCGGGGCTGGAACTGGCACTGCCTGGCTGAAAGCTGCGAGGGCTACTCGCTGATATGGGTCATGCTCCCGGAGTGGCTGGATGACATCAAAAAAGAATACGCGGAAGCGCAAGCGCGGCTCGAAGCCTCGCGAGGACCCGGTTATGCTCCTGCTGGCATTGGCGAGGTTGCTGAACTCCTGCGAGAGATGCGGGATACGACCTAAGCTGAAGCACGGGGTGATCTTCACCGACGCCGGGTACGTGCTCCCTTTCGCCGACGGCTGGAAAGCGCGACCGCTGAAATAGCGGCACTTGACAGACCTGCGGTAATTAACTTAAAATTCGCATCAGGTGGCTTATTGCCTTTCGGCGTGAGCCCCTTTTCATTTTCCTTTCATGGAGGCGTGTGGCAGCTACTCTCACCGGGACGGGCGAACTCACGTACGTGAGTTTTGGCATCGAGAAGGTGGAGAGCACCCCCGACGGCGATCTCATGGTGTACGGGAAAGCCACAGACGGCTCCGTCGACCACGACATGCAGATCGTGGACCCCGGGTTCAGCTCGAAGGCGATCAGCGACTGGCTGTCCACGGGCGGGAACGTCCGGGTGCAGCACAACCCGCAGCGCGACCCCGCCGGGATCGGCGTGGAGGCGAGCACGGATGAGTCCGGGGCAACCTGGGTGAAGTCCCTGATCGTCGAGCCGGTCGCCAAGCGGCTGGTGTCCAAGGGAGTGCTGCGCGCCTACAGCGTGGGGATCGCCAACCCGACGATCGAGCGGGACCTGACCGGGAAGGCGCGCGGCGGGATCATCAAGTCGGGGAAGATCGTGGAGATCTCCCTGGTCGACCGCCCCGCCAATGCCTCCTGCGGGTTCCAGCTGGTCAAGAGCGCCTCCGACGGGCATGCCGAGTTCACCGGGGAGGTGTTCGGCGATGAGCAGGCGATCGCCAAGGCGCTGGATGCCGAGGTGACCAAGTCCGATGCCGTGGTCAGCGACATCTCCTCCTTCGATTTCGAGTCGATGAAGATCGACTTCACCCCGAACGACATGTGGCGGATCATGCAGGAGAAGATGGCGAAGCAGCGGGACGACGATGTCGCGCTCAAGGCGATCGCCGAGGCTGAGCGGGCGGTCTACAAGCGGGACGTGAGCACCGCCGAGCGCCGCAGCCTCGCCTCCGCCGGGCACGCCCTGGCGGACGGCTCCTACCCGATCGCCAACGAGGGCGACCTGCACAACGCCGCGCACCTGGCGCGCACCGGGCACGGCAACGCCGAGGGCGCGAAGAAGCTGATCGCGCGGCGGGCGAAGGAGCTGGGCGTCGCCAACCCGCTGGAAGACGGCGCGGAGAAGGTGATCCCGGCGCCGGAGGTCACCGCCGAGGTGAAGGAAGCCGTCCCGGCGATCATCAAGGACCCGGCTGCCGGCGGCGGCTCTGACCCCACCCCGGGCAAGAGCATCCCCAAGCCGTCCAGCGACGAGGACAACGACCAGGTCGAGGACCAGGCGACCGGGAAGGCAGCCAAGGCTCCCAAGCCCGCAAAGGGCAAGAAAGGCAAGAAGCTGCCCCCGTGGCTGAACAAGCCCGCTGACGGCGATGACGCCAAGAGCGTGCAGGGCGACGCTGAGAAGTGCGACATGGACCCGAAGACCGCCAGCGGCGCGGAAGAGCCCGCTGACATGAACCCGGCTCCGCTCGGCGACCTGAAAGAATACCCCGCCAAGCCGCACATGAAGAGCGAGTCGGCGGTCATGCGGTTCAAGACGATCGGGATCGACACCGACCTGGGCATCATGCACGATATGACCTGCCCGGCGTTCTCCCCTGAGCAGACCGCAGAGTTCTTCCCGTTCGCCGATTTCACCACCTTGGTGGATGAGGGGCTGTGGCAGCGCAAGGCGCTGGCGGCAGCCGCCGGGAAGTCGATCGCCGAGGCGACCGAGGCTCAGCAGGCATGGCAGTCCGCCGTCCTGCTGAGGAACTCCGACCAGGGGATGCTCAACGACTTCCGGGCGGAGGCGCACAAGGCGTTCCGGGACGCGAACCCGGGCGTGTCCAGCTTCCCCACCCCGGGCGCGATGAGCCCGCGCAAGTACAACCGCCCGTGCATCACTGACGGGCATGCCGCGCACTCCCAGGGCTACGGCAGCCCGACGACCGCGCCGCGCATCCCGGACGGCTCCCCGAACGCGCACAGCTTCGGGCGTCCCCCGCTCACCTCGGCGCACCAGTCCCCGAGCCCGAGCCACATGAAGTCCAGCTTCGAGTACCCCGAGCAGCAGGGGGTCCCCACCCAGATCCGCTACGCGGTGCTGGAGAAGGACAAGGCTCGCCGGGCTCTGTCGATGATGCACGACCACCTGGCGCACATGTTCCCCGCCAGCTGCCCCATGATCGAACAAGATGCGTACCGGCAGGAGGATGGTCACACCCTGAACCTGCCGGTCGGGCTCGGCAAGATGACCGAGACTCCGGAAACTGCCGTCCTGGGCGATGTTTACAAATACATTTCCAAGCTGGAGAAGCAGGTCCGTGCCGGGCTGATCACCGAGGAGCAGGCGCGTACCAAGCTGTCCAAGCGGACGGCGAAGAAGTACGCGGAGAACCTCCAGCGGCAGGTGCAGAAGGGCATCACCTCCCGCGATGCGGTGCTGAAGGCGCTGGGCATCGAGATCCCCCCTGCCGAGACGGCGGCTAAGGCAGCGGTCGTGAGCGCGCCGCCGGAGCCCGAGGTTTCCAAGTCTCTCACCCCCGAGGTGATGAAGACGATGATGAGCGACATCCTCACCCCGTTCGAGGAGAGGATCGCCGCCCAGGACAAGCGGATCGAGGATCTGCTGTCCGAGAATGCCTCCTACAAGCAGCAGGTGGACAGCCTGCGCGAGAAAGAGGAAGTGCACGACCGGCGCTGGGAGGCGCTGGCGAACGAGCGCGATCCTTCGACCACCGCGTTCCCCGGTCTGGCGCTCAATCCCGCGATGCACACGACACGCCCGGCGGGCATCGTGCAGCAGGCGGAGATTTCCAAGAGCGTCCAGGGAATGATGATGCGCCAGCTTGAGCGGACATGGCGCACCAGCGAGAATCCTGCGGAGCGGGAAGCTGCATACGCCGCTCTCCTGAAATACCAAGGCAAGACTGACTAATGCACGCTGACTACTCCACCGGAGATGTGTGGCAGATATCCTGACCACGAATGAGGAGCTTACCGCTCCCGCGATGGGAGCAGGCGCTCCCCTCGGGGCTGTGAACGCGCAGATGGGCGCGGCAGCCCGGCGGACCGACTACGAAGCCCTGTTCACCACCAAGGCGAAAGACCTGGTGAAAGGCGTCGGTCACGTCACGAACAACGGGGTGCCCCTGTCCGAGGGCAGGCATTCCGGGGAGATCCTGACCAAGGCGACCCAGGCGGCGCTGGACGTGCGCACCGCGACCATGCGGGGCGTCCGGGACACCGATGACGTCCTGGCGGGGGTTTCCCGTGACTTCCTGAACCACCGCAGCTTCGCGCCGATCGCCTACCAGGTGAAGCAGAGCGCGGTGCTGAACAAGAGCTTCACCGCAGGCAACCTGGGTCTCAACGGGGTTCCGTACGGTCTGGTGCCTTTTGACCTGCTTGCCCCTTCTCGCCTGATTTACCCGGTTTATACCCTTTTCCGCAACAAGTTCCCTCGCCCGGCAGGGCAGGGCGCGGCGCGGCAGGTGTACGGGCTGATCGGGATCTCCGGGTCCCAGACCGGCGGGCAGGGCATCGTCGACATCTCGATGCCCGAGCTTGTCCAGTCCGGGGTCACCGGGATCGGCGGCACCAACTGGCCGCTGAACCTCCCGAAGACCGGAAGCCAGACTGAGTACAAGCTCTCGGTTCCTTACCGTTTCTTCGGGCTTACCGAAAGCCTGAGCTGGCTTGCCCAGTTCGAGGGTCAGGGGTTCGAAGATGTTTCCGCGCTCGCCAACCTGGTGCTGCTCCAGGAGATGATGCTGGGCGAGGAATACCAGCTCATGGCTGGTTCCTCGCAGAACCTGCCGACTCCTGCCGCCCCGACGGTGACGGTGCGGACCGCCGGCTCGAACGAGACCGGGATGACGGGCATCACCACGAACATCGCCGTCAAGGTGACCGCGCTGAACTTCTTCGGCGAGACGGTCGCCTCTGCCTCCAGCGGTAACGTCACCGCCTCGAACGGGCAGGTGGCGGACGTGGTGATCGCGCCCGTGGCGGGCGCGCAGCAGTACAACGTCTACATGACCACGAACGGCGGCACGTTCTACCTGATGGTGGGCACCTCCGTCCAGTCCGGGGTCACCTACCAGGGCACCCAGAACGCCAACTCGGTCGGCGGCATCCGGGTCACCCTGCAGGGCGCGGTGGCGACTACCTCGAATAACCCGGGCGGGACGAACACCCAGCCGCCGGCGGCGGACACGGGCACGGGCGGCTCGAACAGGCTGGAAGGTCTGATCCCCACCCTGTCCGGGCTGAGCGCCACCGGGTCGGGTCCGTACGCGAACGTCGGGTTCACCGGCTCGAACGTGTGGAAGGGGGGGTACGTCAACCAGAGCGTCGGCACCCACCTGAGCACGAATGCCATCTTCACCGCGCTCGATGCGCTGTGGGAGAACAACGGGCTGAACAACGTCGCGCCCGGCGTCTACAAGGCGGACCCGTCGGAGATCGTCGCCGATGGCGGTGACCTCATGCGGCTCGCCAATGACATGCTGCTCCAGGGCAACTCGCTGAACTACCTGCTGAACATCAGCCAGGACCAGATTTCCGGCATCCGTGCCGGCGCTGCGGTCGCCGAGTTCGTCAACCCGGTCACCCGTTCGACTGTCAAGCTGACCGTCCACCCGTGGATGAGCCAGGGCACTGCCCTGCTCATGAGCTACCAGCTGCCCCAGACGTGGTCCCACGTGGACAACGCCTGGGAGATGACCGTCGTCCAGGACTACATCAGTGTCGCATGGCCGGTCATCGACGCTACGTTCAGGTATTCGATTTTCCTTCTCGGAAGCCTGGTCGCGCACGCCCCGATGTACAGCGGAATCCTGCAGGGTCTGCAGGTCAGCGACGTCACGCCGTTCAGCTAATAACCATGAGCCCGGAGAGGCGCAAACCTCTCCGGGCTCATCACAAGAGGAATAGGTTTTCCCATGGCTATTGCAGCTCAGTGGCAGACTGTCGCTTCCGTTACAACGACCGCTGGCACTGTTTTCACCACCGCCGCCGCGACCGCGTCCACGTTCGCTTACCAGCGGGACCTGGTGGTCACCAATTCGGGGACGGTATCGATTTTCGTCGGGATCGGGGCATCCAACGTCGCCACCTCGGTGGCGAGCTTCCAGATCCCGACCGGGGGCTCCCTGGTGCTCACCCAGTGCCAGGTGCCGTCGGGCGTCCCGCTGACCGCGATCGCGGGCGCCGGCACCGGTCAGGTGTCGGTCGGCTACGCGACCAACGTCGCCTACGTCTGAGGCTTGAGATCTCCCCCGGCACGCCAATGCCGGGGGAGCATTTCCTCAAGACCTCTGCGGAGATCCCAGCAAGGAGTCTACTATGACCAACTTGGGTCCGGGCGTCCAGGCGGATTACAACCCGACGGTGACGCCCCAGTGGGTGTTCACGCCCACCCCGGGGACGCAGGCGTCGGTGCGGCTGTTCAACGAGGGGAACGTCAATCCCGTCTACGTAGGGGGACCGGGTGTCACCCAGTACACGGGGCTGCCGATCCTCCCGGGCAACCGCCCGATCGAGCTGCAGAACATCAATCAGCAGCTGTACGCGGTGTCCGGGGTGACCGCCCCCATCGTGCGCGGCACCGTGGGCGCCTCGGCGGCGACCGCAGGGACGACCGCGCTCACCCTGACCGCCGCCGTCCCTGCGGGTCTCGCCGCCGGGACCTATGTTCTCATCGGGAACACGGCGAACACCTCGGGAATGCAGGCGCAGCTGGTGGCGAGCACGACGGCGTCCAGCCAGATCACGTTCGCCAACCCGCTGGTCCTGGATGTCGCGAATGGCGATGTCGTCTATTCGGCGACATTCCAGCCAGGGCAATTGCGCGTGAACGCAGGCGTCGGGTAATATCCGCGCAAGGACTGTATTATGATCCGGCTCCGCCGGGAAGGCAGGTATGTGAGTGCGCTATCTGGTAACCGGCGGGGCAGGGTTCATAGGCAGTAACCTGGTCAGGCGCCTGGCATCACAGGGATGCGAAGTCGTCGTCCTTGACGACTTCTCCCGGGGGAAGCCGGAGCGGCTGGCAGGAATAGGATGCGATATCGTCAGCGGGGATGTCCGCGACCCGTACATGGTGAACCTCGCCATGCACGGATGCGATTGCGTCATCCACCTGGCATACCTGCAGGGAACCCAGTCGTTTTATTCCGAGCCGCGCCAGGTGCTGGACGTGGCGATGCGGGGCATGCTGAACATCCTGGCTGCCTGCGAAGCCACGGGCTGCGCTGACCTGCTGCTCGTCTCCTCTTCCGAGGCGTACCAGGTGGCAAGTATCGTCCCCACCCCGGAGACGATCCCGCTGACCGTGCCGGACCCGCTGAACCCCCGGTACTCCTACGGCGGCGGGAAGATCGCCAGCGAGATCATGTCCCTGGCATGGGCGCGGACCGGCGTCCTGGACCGGGTGATCATCGCCCGCCCGCATAACATCTACGGTCCGGACATGGGGCGCGAGCATGTCATCCCCGAGTTCTGCATCCGGATGAACCGGCTCATCCAGGAGCATCCCGGGGGGATCATCCGGTTTCCCATCCAGGGAACGGGCGAAGAGACCCGCAGCTTCTGCTATATCGATGACTGCATTGACCAGTTCATGCTCCTGCTGGAGCAGGGCGAGCAGGGCATCTACAACGTAGGCACGATGGAGGAGCGGACAATCTCCGATGTGGCTCACGGCGTCGCCGCCTGTTACGGCAGGGATATCAAGCTGATTCCCGGGAAGCTACCGAAAGGCTCCCCGCCGCGCAGGCTCCCGGACATGGGCAAGATGAAGGAACTCGGGAATTTCTATTACCCCGAGGTGCCTTTCGATGACGGGCTTGCCAGGACAGTCGCCTGGTACCGCGCCAATGGGTGAGGTGACCGCCTGCGGGCTGTGCGGCTGGCGTAACTTCCAGCCTGTCCTTGACCTGGGGACCCAGCCGCTCGCGGAGAACGACAACGGCAAGCGCTACCCGCTGAAGCTGATCCGGTGCGAGAAATGCCAGCTGGTCCAGCTGTCGCATATCCCGCCGAAAGAGGAAGTCTTCCCGCAGGATCACCTGTATGCCGCCGGGAACTCGAAGGAACGTCAGCGGCATTTCGCTGATCTCGCGGAGAAGATCGCCGTGCACGTGAGCGGGAGCGGCGGGCTGGTCATTGACATCGGGGCAAACGACGGGACGCTGCTGCGAGCAGTCCGGAAGGTCGCTCCCGGACTGGGGCTGCTCGGGGTAGAGCCCACCGGGCAGGCGCGGAAGATCAGCGCCGAGGGTATTCCGGTACAGCAGCAGTATTTCACGGCGCGGCTGGGGCTGGACATCTCGCATGTCCGGAGGGCATCCGTGATTACGGCATGCAATGTCCTGGCTCACGTACCTGACCCGCATGACTTCCTCGAAGGCATCATCACGCTGCTGGATGACGACGGGGTCTTCATCACCGAGAACCACGACTGGAATTCCATCTCCAGGGGCTTGCAGTTCGACACGGTCTACCACGAGCATCTCCGCTATTACACCCTGGGGACGCTGACCCGGCTGCTGGAGATGCACGGGCTGACCGTCGTGGACGCAGAGCGCCTCCAGGCGCACGGAGGCTCGTTCCGGCTCACCGCCATGAAAGAGCCCGATGGGCTGGAGATAAAGGCTCAGCGGGCACGTGAGAGCCTGCGGGAGCTGCTCTCGTCCCTTCGCGGTCCCGTCTACGGGATCGGGGCGACGACACGGGCGACCACGCTCATCCACTACGCGGGTCTGGGGCAGTGGCTGCACTGCGTATGCGAGGTGCCGTGGAGCGAGAAGATCGGGACGAACATCCCCGGGACGCTGATCCCGGTCGTCGATGAGATCAGGCTCAAGCAGGACCAGCCCCCGTACGCGCTGCTGCTGTCCTGGCATATCAGGGACGACATCGTCCCGAAGATCCGGCAGATGGGGTACATGGGAGGGATCATCATCCCCCTTCCTGAGCCTCGCATTATCAGCGACGAGTGCCGGGAGCCGGTCGTCTACACGGTGAAAGGTCCCGTCCCGTTCAGCAAGGTACGGGAGGTGCTGGGAAATGGCTGATAGATACCAGGATGAAAGAGGCGTCATCCAGGATCTCCTGGGAAGCATCGACGCGGTCACCGAGATCTTCACGAGAGCTGGCAGCGTCCGGGGCAATCACGTTCACATGCGGACCACGCAGTGGACGTACGTCGTCTCCGGGAGGCTGCAGACAGCCTGGACCGAGGATGACGGGGTGCACCTGGGCGAGCATGGTCCGGGCGAGCTGATCACCGAGCCGGCGGGCATCCCGCATGCCTGGAAGGCACTGGAGGACACCACGGTGCTCGTGTTCACCAGGGGTCCGCGCAGCGGGCAAGCGTACGAGACGGACACCAAGAGACTAGGGACGCCGATCCTGACATGAGCGAGCTGTGCGTGTTCATCCCGACCAGGAAGCGCCGGGAGCTGGCAGAAAAGTGCATCGCCTCGTTCCGGGAGACCGCCCTGGGCGAAGTGGACCTGGTGCTGGTCATCGACGATGACGATGTTTCCTATGCGGGCATCGGCGCCGACGTGATGACCGTGGAGCGCGACTCGCTGGTCACCGCGATCAACGACGCCGCCCTTAAGCTCGCGCCCCGGTACCGGGCGCTCATGCTGGCTGCCGATGACCAGGTGTTCGTCACCCCCGGGTGGGACCTGCTCATGATGGGGACGCTGGACGCGCTAGGCGGGACGGGGATCGTCTACCCCGATGACAAGCGGCGTTATGACGTCCCCGAGCACGTGCTCATGTCCAGTGACGTGATCACGGTGCTCGGCTGGTTCGCCGAGCCGGGCTTCCGGCACTTCTACATCGACAACGTGTGGGCGGAGCTGGGCAAGCGCTCGGGGCTGATGCGGTTCTGCCCCCGCGCGGTCATCCGCCACGAGCATTACTCGGTGACGCCCGGCGCGGTGCGGGATGAGACGTACAGCCGGGCGGAGCAGGCGGACGGCGATCCTGATTTCGCTGAGTTCACCCGCTGGCGGGCGCAGCGCATGTCCGGCCAGGTCTCCTTGCTCCGCCGGATGTTCAGCCCGGATCTGCAGTGGCTTTTCACTAAGTTCTAGGAGCATGTGGGCTATGTCATGGGGCAGGCGACGGTAGGAGCCACATCCACCGTCCCTATTTTCACCGTTCCCAGCGGCTTGTGCAATGTCACGTTCTGGAACGTGTCCGTCCCGAACATCTACGTGGGCACGAGCACGGCGGTCACTTCCTCGAACGGGCTGGTCTGCCACTCGATCCCGACGAGCTTCTTCAATTACGTCTCATCCAAGGGCTCTACTTTTTACGGAGCCAACACCTCCGCCACGAGCGGGGTCGTCAACTTCGTGATCGTGACGGACCAGGGCTGATGAGCATCACCCTCGGACAGGTGGCTGTCCCCGGGAATGCCACCATTCCCGTTTTCCTGCTGCCGACCGGGCTCTCCAACTTCCTGGTCTTCCAGCCGACATCGGGGAACCCGGCGACCGTGTACCTGGGGTCGAGCGCGAACGTGAGCAGCGCGAACGGGATTCCCGTCCCGGTCACGCCAGCTAACTCCGAGTCCTACATAGGAACCGGAGGCGGGAAGCAATTCTACGCGACCACCGGTTCGGCAGTCGCCTCCACGTTTCATTTCCTGATCAGCACCGCAAGCTAGGAGAACGATGACCAGGGTCAACCTTCCGCCCGGCTGTATGGGTTTCAAGGCGTCCGACGGGACGCGGTACGTCGCCAAGCCAGGGACGTCAGTAGACGTGGATGACCGGCATATCCCGGCGCTGCGCGAGCAGCAGTACGCGCAGGCGGGACTGGTGGATGCCGGTCCGGAGAAGTTCTTCCCGAAGAAGACCCCGGAGGGGCGCTGGTGCCCGGAGTGCGTTTTCCTGGGATATGCGTGGATGACGACCTGCCGCAAGTGCGGCGGTCAGACCGTTCCTGAGTCGGAGATGCGCGGGCGCGAGATCACCATGGACGACGTGTTCGCCCCGATCGCCATGCCGCGATGAGCGGGAACGACTACTGGCTAGACCTGCCGCCAGGCGGCAGCATGAGCTTCTCCCTGGGCAGGCTGCCGCCGTTCCACAGCTGGATGAAGAAAGCGGGGAACAGCCGGGTGACTTTCACGCCCTCGGCGTGATTGCATGCCCGGCAGGCGAGCACCTTGCGCTGCTCCAGCTTCTCCCCCCCGGGGAGCCGGGTGATCCACAGCGGCGGGATGTGCTCGACGGTACCCATGTCCGGGTTGTTGCTGGCGCGAGGGCTGCGGGACTTGAAGACTTTCTTGCCGCAGTACCAGCAGTAAGGGTGCTTCCACCACCTGCTGGGGACCGGCTTCCTGGTCCGGGTCACGTGATACCTCCCTGCAGGTTCCAGGGCTGAGCCCGGGGGTCCTGGAAGCGGCAGCAAAGAGAACCCCCGGGCTCACGGGCAAGCATACCTCACTCCGGGGGGTACCACCAGTCATAGCAGTCCCCGTGCATCCCGGAGATGAGGATCTCCCGCTCGTCGTCACTGAGCTGCGGGAAGGCGTCCTGGATGAACATCCCGTCCCGCCAGAGATTGACCGCGCCCGGGTCGAGCCCGGCGACCTCGGCGGGCTTCCCGCAGGCGACGCAGGTATCACTCCAGGTGATCATCCCGTCTGCCTGGGGGCGCGCGGTTCCTGCCATCAGCATCACGTCCTTTCATGTCGTATCAACTCTATCCAAGAGGAAGTGGTTATCATTTCGCTCTACGCGAGGTCGGACCTGATGTCCGTCTCGATCCCCGAGACCTCGGGAGGCTGCGGAGCCACGCATGTGCGTCCGGTGACCCACGGCAGCCCGGCGAAAGTATGGAAGCTGGACTGCGGTCCGCAGCCTGACGGGCGCGCCGGCTGCGAGTCCTACCTGCGCGGCGACCACAAGCCGAAGATCATCAAGGTGATCCCCGGCGACCGGGAACAGGGCATCCCGTCCCGGATGGAGCATGTCGCCGACGCTGACCCGCACTGGTCGAGCACCCCCGAGGGCATCCCGCCGACGCCCGATGAGCAGCACGTCAACAAGATCCGCGCGGAGCGGGGAGCCCAGGAGCTTCAGCAGCTCCAGGCGCTGATCGCCGCCAAGTCCGCCGGCATCTCCATCCCGGACAACGCGATGTGGCTGCTCCAGCAGACGTTCGATCCCCGGATCATCAAGGGCACCACGGTGTGCGCCAACGGGCACGACAACGTGGCGGGAGCCGGGTTCTGCAGCACCTGCGGGATCAGGATGAGCGCCCAGGCGCAGCTGGGGGAAGCCCCGGACGTGACCGAGGAGGACGCGCCGCTGAACCCGCTGCCGCTGGGCACCCTGCATGTCTCCACGCTGCGCAAGATGTGCCGCGAGCGGGGTCTGACGGACAAGGGCACCAAAGACGCCATGATCACCAGGCTGGCAACTTAGGAACGCATGAGCAGGGCGGCTGGGCTGTGCAGGTACTGCGGGGGTCCGAGAAGGGCGCGCAATGCCCGCACAGCCGCGCCGTCCGGTCAGTGCGCCCGGTGCAATGAGATGGTCTGCTACCCGAGGCACTCGGACTGGCTGTCCGAGGAAGACGAGGGACGCGGCGGCTATGTATGTCATTCCTGCCTGAGAAAAAGCAGGAAAGCGGCATGAGGACGGGAGGTGATGTCCCATGACAACCCCGATGCCTACGGCGGGTGCTCCTTATATCAGCCCTGTGACGCTGACCACGGCGCCCACGGGGATCGATTTAGGACTGGACATCCATTCCTATCGGCGGCGATGTCACCCCGGCGCAGAACGAAGCCGAATGGTGGAACATGTGCCAGCGCGCCACCGCGAAAGTCAACGGGTACTGCAACCAGGTGCTGCGGGCGACCGTGGACACCGAGGTGCTGCACGGACCGGACTTCCGGCTGACCGTGGGACCGGCGGGCGGCGGCGGGGTCAGCAACTCGTTCTGGTTCAACGACACCCCCAGCTTCAACGCCCGCGCTGTCATGTCCCGGTTTCCCATCTTGCAGGTCACCCAGGTGCAGGTGTGCGCGAACAACGTGTTCCCGCGCAAGTTCACCACCCTGCCTGCCGGATGGGCGGAGCCCGAGTACCCCCCGATCGGGATCTACGGGTCATCCAGCCCCAGCTCGGAGGCTTACGGCTCCCAGGTGGTGCTGATCGGACCCGGGTACATCGACTGGTCGATGGGGCGCAACGGGTGGATCTGCATGATCTCTTACATCAACGGGTTCCCGCACGCGGAGATCACCGCCCAGGCATCCTCCGGGACGAACACGCTGACCGTCGATGACTGCACCGGCTGGGGGATCACCAGCTACCAGGGGGTGACCGGGGCGACCGGGGTGATCAAGGACTCCGGGCAGCAGGAGACCGTGCACGTCACCTCGGCGAGCGCGACCGCCGGTCCGGGGACGCTCACCCTGTCATCGAACCTGGTCTACCCGCACGCCCCCGGGACGCTGGTCACCACGCTGCCCGCGACCGTGGAGCAGGCGTGCATCCTGTTCTGCGTCGCCGAAGCCCTCACCCGGGGCGCGACCACCACGACCATCCATGACATCGGGGGTCATTCCCAGCACACGGGCGGGGACATCGAAGGGCTCAACTCCGAGGCGGAGCTTCTCATCCACCCGTTCCGCAGGACCATTTAGGAGCGCCATGAACCGCAGGCGGGCGCAGGCGATGCGCCGGGTCATCATGAGGCGCCAGCGCGGCGGGATCATCGCGCAGCCGAGATCATCATCCGGCGCTCCCGTCTCCCCCCGGGCGCAGAAAGCAGAAAAGGCGCAGAAAGCATAGGCACTTGCGCTGCAGCCTTTTACCGGTAAAATTGCAGCAGGGAGGTTCCTGCGTTGCCCCTGGTGACCGTGCAGGCTTTCCTTTTGAGCATCCTCGATGACCTTCCCATGCCGTACGGGAAGCCGAATGCCAGGGCGTGGATCACCCCGCAGGACCCGAACGTCCAGGGGAAGGTCCCGCAGATCCTCATCTGGCCGGCGGACGGGGAGGAGAACCGCTCTGAGGAGCTGGGCGGGACGATCCCCCGCAATACCGGACCGGGCACGTCCTCGGGCACCAAGGGAATCCTGCACCGGATGGACGTGTACCTGACCTGGTTCTCGGCGGACGCGGGGAAAGCCCAGGACCCGGTGTTCCCGGGGATGGTGGACGCGGTCATGTACGCGCTGCGGTTTTCCATGCCCAACCCGGCGACGTTCGCCGACCCTAATTCGGGGCTGGTCTCGGACATCTACAACGCGGGCGAGGACATGCACTACCAGACGGGGATCGTGTCCACGGCTGACGAGCGCACGAAACGGTACGACTGTCTGGTCAAGCTGTCATTGTGGGAGATTTTCCGCGCATAGCGATTCGTCAACGGGAATCCAGATGCGCTTCCCGTTGACAGTGATCCTCCTGCGTTTCTCGTCATGGCGCTGAAACGCTTTACGTCGGCAGGTCTTGCAGTGCCTGCGCCCGTCCGGGAAGACATAGGTGTTCTCCTTGTCGTACGGGTGACCGTCAGGACAGTGAGTCTTCCGAGCCTGTACGTGATTTCCGTACCGGACAGTGTCGCGAACGTTCTCGGAGGGAGTGCCGTACAGCAGGTTAGTAATCCTGTTGTTGAGCGGGTTCCCGTCCCAGTGCCTGACCTGCTGTCCTGCGGGGCGAGGACCAAGGAAAACCCTGGCGACAAGTACGTGCAGATAGAAGCTCTTATGAAGGTTGCCGTCGGATAGATAAACCCTGCAGTACCCGTCTTCATTGATGGTTCCTGTGAGGAATTTTCCTGTCTTCGCGTTGCGGAGACGCCCGTAATCACTCACTTCGTAGACCCTGCCGAAAGGAACGGGTCTCCAGGTTTCTCTCACAGGGAAATTATAACGCCATTCTGGAGTTAGGTCCAGAGGAAGGAACGTGTGGCACTCGGAGGGCCGAACATTTATCCGGGGGTGTTGTCCTGGCTGGGGATTGCCCGCGAGCTGACCGTCGGCACAGTGGTCAACCCGGTGATCACCCACCCGCTGGAGCAGGCGCAGTTCGAGCCGGAGGACACTCCGAAGTTCCTCGATGACAAGGGCATCAGGGGCTCGATGACCGACCTGTTCTACAAGACGCTCGGTGTCGAGTCCGCGACGTTCAGCTTCGGCGGTCCCAATTACCTGGACAGCCACGGGTACTTTTTCGACAACGTGTTCGGTGATCTGTCGACCACGTGCAGCGCAGTGACCACCCCGGCGACCATCTCGGGGACGGCGGCGGTCGGGGCGACCCAGTTCACCCTGTCGGCTGCCCCGCCGGCGGCATACACCGCAGGCGCGTACATCCAGCTGGGCACGTACGCGACGGGCACGGTGCCGTCGTACGTCAACGAGGTCATCCAGATCTCTTCGACAGCAGCATCGAACATCGTCAACTTCATCAACACCCCGCTGCGGTTCGCCCACCCGTCCTCGATCAACGGCACGGCGGTCACCGGGAGCACGATCGCCAACCTGTGCACGGGCACCCAGTTCACCCACCGGTTCGCCGCGCTCAACTCCGCGCTCGGCTACGGCGGCGCTTACGGGGCGCAGCCGCCCACGCATACGTTCACGGACACGACCAACATCGTCAACGTGATGACCCACGCCACGTACGGCACTGCCCCGACCAACACCTACGGGGCGCGGCAGTACCCGAGCGCGGTGCTGCGGTCGTTCGACTTCTCCGGGAACGCCGAGCAGCTGCTCAACATCCGGATGCAAGGCGACTCCTGGCAGTCCACGGTCGCCACCGCCCCGGTGACGAACACCACGACGAACAGCCGCCCGATCCCGAACTGGAACTCGACCGTGGTCATCCTCGGGAACACGGTGAGCAGCACCGGGGTCTGGTCGGGGATCGGCGAGTTCAGCATCAGCTTCAAGCGCGCCACCCAGGTGTACTGGACCGTCCAGGGTCTGCAGTCCCCGTTCGTGATCGCGCGGGGTCCGCTGACGATGGACGGGACGATCCAGTGGGACCCCGCCAACACCGAGACCCCGCTGGACCTGATGCTGATGAACGCGCAGGGTCCCATGCAGATCACCATGACCAACAACGGGATTCCCAACTCGGGTACCCCGTTCACCCTGACGTTCACCGGGTCTCAGGTGGCGAACATCAAGAGCAAGATCATGCGCAACAAGGCGCTGATCGGGTACAGCAACTCGTTCGAGGCAGTTGCTAATAGTACAGATTTCGGCGGCTCCGGGGGGCTCGGTCCAGGCACTCTGACCTTGACCAACGGCACCGCAGTTTACACCGCCACAGGGTGGATGGTGAACGAGGGAATCTTCGCTAAGCAGCTTCACTTGCTGTGAGTTTTTTCTGTTTCGTGTACCAGCGGGCATAGTGCATAGAACACCAATTACGTCCGAAGTACGGTTTCCCGCAATCAGGTTCTTTGCAGCGGCGGATATCAGTCTTACGCTGAGATCTTAGGCGTGCAGCATCCAGTCGCTTGCATTCCCGACAGCGGCGAGCTTTAAAGGTTCCATCTGGGTAACGTTCGATCCGGGTGTTTTCCTTTGTCCACTCATGACCGTTCTCACAGTGAGTACGTGAAGCTTCATAATGGGTACCGTGACGAACCTCATCAAAGTTATTCTCACTTTTCGTGCCCCATGCCAGCCTTCTCTCCCCAGACGGGGAGAACAATGCAGGGTTGCTCGCATCACCATCTAGGTGACGGACTTCCATGCCTTCCGGGCATGGACCGACAAATGCCTCCATGACCATCTGATGTGCATACTTCCCTGTGCGCTTGCCTTGCACGGTGAAGACATACATCGGGTACCCGCCGGTATTACTGGTGCTTGGTCGCATGATCTTGCTTTGGCGTAGGCTTCGTACCTGTCCTGAAATGGATACAGAATAGAAGAATTCAAACCCGATGACGGGTTTCCAGTTCTCCATGAAGTAAATGGTACTTTACGGACTATTGATTGTCCACTACAAGCAAGGAACCGCGCATGCGCATTGAGCTGCCCAGCCTGAAAGCTGACGGCGAGCACAACTGGGTGGACATCCGGGATCGCCTGATGTCCCTGGACCGGTTCGCCGTCCAGGAGGTCGCCAGCATCGACGTCACCGGGGAAGGCAAGAGCAAAGCCAATTTCTACGCGATGGCGAACGACATGCGCAACGCCCTGCTGGGCAGGATCATCACCGCATGGAGCTTCCCGGTGCCCATCCCCTCGCAGAATCACTTCCAGGCGGCGGACGTGGTCATCGGCAGCGCACTGGACCTGGACGATTACGCAGCCGTGGAGAAGGCAGTCGAGCCGCTGATGGACAAGATTTCCGGGCGTGACCTGCCGGACCCAAAAAAGCCATCGGGAGACTAGCGGAAATCTTCACCTACCAGCAGGGCGGGGGCAATCCCGCCCGGCAGCCCCCTTATCCCGAGGGCTTCCCGGAGCACATGCTGGAGTACTACCGGTTCATGAGAGGGAGAGGTCTCACCCCGCGAGAGGTTGATGAACTCTCCCTCGATGAGCTTTTCTGGCTGCCGGTCATCCAGGCAGCCTGGGATATCACCGAGGAACGGCTGATGAGCCGCAAGCAGGAGATGCTGCAATACGGATAGGAGGTGGTGCTGAATGGCAAGGATTATGTGGCACAGCTGTGCCCCGTGGTCCCCCAGTTTAGCGGGTACGGGACCCAGACGGCAACCTGGGTGCGCAAGCTGACCGAGATGGGGCACGAGGTGGTGGTCAGCTCCTATTACGGGCTGAGCGGCTCCCCGACAACGTGGAACGGGATCACCGTGCTCCCCGGGTACGGGCAGAACTACTGCTCGGACTCCCTCGGCGATCATGCCAAGTACGTGCGCCCGGACCTGGTGATCAACCTGGGCGACGTGTGGGTGATGGACCCGAATGTCCTGCGCCAGCTGCCGGTCGCGCACTGGCTGCCGTGCGACTGCCGCCCGTCTTCGACTGCCGACCGGAACGTCATCGAGGCAGCGGGCATGCAGGTGATCGCCATGTCCGTGTTCGGGCTGGAACGGTACCGCGATGCCGGGCTGGACGCGGTCTACGTGCCGCACGGGATCGATACTGACGTGTTCCGCCCGCTGGGCAACCGGGAGGAGATCCGGGAGCGGCTCGGGTTCGGGGACAATTTCGTCATCGGGATGAACGCCGCCAACAATGACGCGATCCGCAAGGCGATCCCCGAGCAGATGCTCGCGTTCGCCAAGTTCCTGGACCGGCACCCGGACACGCTGCTCGCCTTGCATTCGGGAGTGCACCAGGCGGGCGGGCAGGACCTGGAAGCCCTCGCGGAGAACCTGGGGATCAGCGACCGGGTGAAAGTGGTCAGCCAGTATCACTACCATTGCGGGCTGATCACCCCGGAGGAGATCGCTGAATGGTACAACGCGATCGACGTGCTGTCCGCGTGCTCATTCGGCGAGGGATTCGGGCTGCCGATCATCGAGGCGCAGGCATGCGGCACCCCGGTGATCACCACTGACGCCTCCTCGATGCCGGAGCTGAACCCGCTGGGCATCTCAGTGGACGGGACCCCGTTCTATAACGGGGTGCACAAGGGCTGGTGGACGCGCCCGGACCTGGGGGAGCTGGTCATGGCGTACGAGCGCAGCTACAAGGAGCGCCCCGACGATAAGCTCCGGGCTGACCTGCGCGAGTTCGCCCTCGGCTACGACAAGGATTTCGTCGCGGAGGAATATATGGCTCCGGCGATCGGGGAGCTGCTGAACCGCGTGCAGGGCAAAGCCATGTGAGCAGCCCGTCGGGTGCGAGCGACTGGTGGGGTGACATCTACGCCCTGGCGCGCCGGGGCGAGGCTGCGGCGTCCCTGGCGATGGCGAAATACATCGCCGAGCGGGCAGCGAACATCACCTTGCGGCGCACCCGGCACGCGAAAGGCGCATGGCACCGCACGCCTCCCGGGGACCCGCCGGCGTACGCCTCGGGGAACCTGGCGCGCGGCATGTTCTACAGCGCGCTGGGAACTTCGGCTGTTGCCGGGAACCGGGTGGACTACGCCCGCATCCTGGAATACGGGTGCGTGGTGGAGGAGCCGGCGAACGGGGAGATGGTGCACTGGACGGATTCGGGCGGCTCGTGGTACCACACGGCGCTGCCGCACCCGGAGCACCCGTTCCTGCGCCCGACCACCGAAGAAGCGATCCGGGACGGCGAGCTGCGCCGTGCCGCGATCGAGGGCTTCCGCCCCTACGATCCGTAGTTCCCCGACGGCAACCGGTGCACGTTGCATCCGTGACAGGTTAGCCCCCTCCTGCAGCGCTCGCAGGAATGCTTTGCATCGGGACAGATCGAATGGTCATGGTCTATTCGTGATCGCCAGCCTCCATCTGTGTTCTGTCCGCCCCCGTAACGGGAAAGGCGGGGATCTGCCAGCAAGCGGAAGCAGTTGTAGCACTTCCGGTCCTGGCTTTCCCAGATTGAGATCAGCCCAGCAAGGGTGAGCTGATGCCGCCTGATTTTAACATATCCCTGGTAACCCGCGACGGAGGTGGACGATGCCACGCACTGGCGGCTTGCCTGACGTCGTCCAGAAGTTCCGCGCGGACACCAGGGACTACCTGGACGGGATCAAGAAGATCCAGGAGTCACTGAAGACGATCCCGGACGTGGTGAAGATCACGTTCAAGGCGGACGTGGACCGGGCGATCGCCGACGTGGCACGGCTCAAGCGCGAGCTGGACGGGCTGGGCGGGGACCGGGAAGTCAAGGTCGCTGTCCGGTATGTCACCGAAGGTGACCTCCCCCAGGTCAAGGACGCCGTCCAGACGGTAAACGTGAAGTACGTTACCGCCGGAAGCCCTCCGGATGCGAAAGATAAGACGGCGACAGTGAAGTACGTGGTAAAAGGACCCGATCCCGGGGATCTGGCGAAGATGGCTGATGTCCATCGCCTGCTGAATGACCTGGCGGATGCGGGGACTCGTGCCACGCCGGCACTGGACGCGGTTTCCCGGCTGCGCAACCGGGTGCGCGTATCGGACGCGACGATCAATTCCGTGCAAAGGCTGGCATCGGCATTGCAGAATGTCGCGAACGCGGGAAATGCCGCTGCCATCCCGCTCGCTGCTGCAAGCGGATTGCGCGGGGCACGCGGGAACGCGGCAGGGCAGGCGGCAGCCGCTGCCGCCCTCGGCTCCGCGCTGGGCGCCAGCCAGCAAGGCGGCGGAGGCGGCGGGGCATCTGCTGCCGCCGTGCTTGCCGCCCTGTCTCAGGGTGCAGGCGGCGGAGGCGGCGGAGGCGGCGGAGGCGGGGGGACGGCAGCCGTGGCTGCCACGTTCCCGAAGGGGAGCGCCGGGGCGCAGGCTGAGGCGATCGTCGGGTGGGTGCGGCGCTGGTGGGGTCCGGTGCACTGGGCGATGATGGCGACCAACGAGATCCTCGCCACGGCAGGTCCGGCAGTAGCAGCCGCCGGGGCTGCCGCCATGGTCGGGTGGCAGGGCGTGGAGCAGATCCAGTCGCGGTTCCAGGCGATCTCGGCGACAGCCGAGTCCCTGGGTCCCGCGTACGGGATCACCGCCGGGCAGTACCTGGGCATGGGCAGGAGCCTGCAGAATTTCCAGGACCTGGCGACCGGGGGCGTCTACGAGCTGGCGGGCGCGGGGATCAACCTGGCGAAAGCCACCCAGGGTCCGTTCCTGCAGATGGGGCTGAACACGATCGGGATGCTGGACCGGGGCGTCGCCACCATGCAGCTGAACATGGCGCAGCGGGGGACGGCGGGCATCCTGGCGGGGCTGATGGGCAGCGGCACGGGCTACCTGCAGCAGTTCGGCGATATCGGGGCGAACATCGGGAACATCTTCCTCGGGCTGGCGCCCCACCTTCCCGGGGTGGGCGGGGACTACCTGTCCGTCCTGCAAGGGCTGACCGGGGGGGCTGCCGGGCTGCTGCGGTTCATGGGCAGCCACGGCATGGGCAACGTGATCGGGGCGGCGCTCGCCGGCGAGGCGGGCATGCGAGTGGGCACCCCGCTGGTCGGGCTGGTCGGGCGAGGCATCGGCGGGATCGGCGGCAGGCTTGCCGACCTGGGCTTGCGGACGGGCGCGGAAGGGCTGCTGACCGCCGGGCGCGGCGCGCTGAGCATCGCGGATATCCTCGGGGGGCTGTCCGGTCCGGAAGTGGCGGCGGCGGCGATCCTGGCGTTCGGCGCGGGCAAGATCATGACCGCGAAAACCCCTGATCAGCGGGCGATCGCCGCCTTGCAGGCGCAGATCGGGCAGATGGGATTCGTCGCGGGCGCGGGTCCGGGGGGAGCCCCGGTGTCCACCTGGCAGGCGCTCGGGCATGCGGTCACCAAGGCGACCATGCTGTCAGCCCCGGGAGCGGGCGCAGCTCCGGGACCAGTGCTCAGCCCGGAAGGTCTCCAGGTCGTGCAGATCGCGGCGGCGCGCGGCGGCGGCATCGGGATGACAACCCCGGCGATGGCTGCCACGGTCGCCCGGTCCCACTGGGCGCAGGCGGCGATGGGTTTCGACGCGACGATGGGCAACCTGATGCGCGCCGGACCCCAGCTGGCATCCGTGCTCGCCAAGGCGGGCATCCAGGGCGCGTCCATGTCGGAGGTCTTCCAGATCGCGCAGAACGCCCTGCTCGACCTGACGCACGGATTCAACAAGCACGGGCAGCTGACCCAGCAGGCGATCACCCAGCTGGGCGACTACGTGGCGGCGATCGGTCCGATGACCCGCAACGCGGGCGCGTTCAACTCTGCGATCGCCGCGCAGAACATCATGTCCTCCCATGCCATGCAGAACCTGGGCGATGTCAACAAGGCGATGGACTCGATGACCTCGATCATGACCGGGGGTCCGTCGGGAATGGCGAACCTGTTCGCGATGCTCGGGGGCACCCCGGTGACTACTAAGCCGACCCGCGCGGGATTGCAGCTCCAGGCTCCCCCGGCGTTCGCGAAGATGGCGCAGGCGCTCACCTCCTACACTTCCGCCGGCGGCGCGGCGGCGTGGCGGACGTTCGCCGGACCGCAGGGGCTGATCGCCTCCGAGCAAGCCAACCTGGACCAGCTGCGCACCGCGCTCACCCTGGGCGCGCTCACCCAGCCGCAGGCAGCCGGGCTGGCGGGCTTCCAGATCCAGCAGCTGCTCCCGCTGGGCAAGCAGTCAGCCGGAGCCCTGGCGTCGATCATGCAGCAGGGCGCGCAGATGGGGGTCACCCCGTACTACGACCCGGGCAAGTCCCAGGCTGCCAACTACCAAGCCGCCGTCCAGGCGACGGCGAAGATCGCCGACAACGCTAAGCAGGCGAACAGGACGACGGACACGATGACCGTCAACCTGTCCCGGCTGCCGCAGATCGCCCAGCAGTTCGCCATGGGGTTCAACGCCACCATCTTCTCCGACCAGATCTCGAAAGCCTCCTCAGCGATGAGCAGCGTGCTGGGCGCCGCCGGGAAAGGCAAGGTGGACACCTCGGGCATCCAGGGCGTAGTGGGTGCCATGAAGCAGGCGGGGGTGACCGCCCAGGCGATCGGACCGATTATCCAGCACGCCCTGCAGGCAGCCGGGGTGTCCGCCGGGATGCAGAAGAAGATCATGATCCAGGTGGACGCCCAGGTGACCGGCGCCAAGGCGGCGATCAATTCCATCCAGGGCAAGACCGTGGTGGTCAAGGCAGTCCAGCAGGGAGTGGGCGCGGTCAAGGCGGCGATCAACTCGGTGCAGGGCAAGACGGTGACGGTCACCGTGGACTACGTGGTGGTCGGGTCACCGGGGCTGTCCCGGCTGATCAGCTCGTCGGGGACGGTGGCAGCCCTCGGCGGGCACACCGGACCTGGCATGCAGACCGGGGGTCTGGTGCCGGGCTCCGGTATCGGGGACATTGTCCCGGCGATGCTGGAGCCGGGCGAGGTGGTCATCCCCCGGTACCTGGTGCCGCAGCTCACCGGGTTCCTGAACGCGCACCACATCCCCGGGTTCGGCGGCATGCCCCAGTCCTCGGCATCGCATTTCGCCGCCGGAGGGGTCGTGCCGTCAGGCACGACGATCCCGGAGCTGAAGGCGGAGATCAGCGCGGCGTGGAAGCTGCTGGACCGGCTGTACGCGGAGAAGAACGCCGGGATGAACGTCTCGGCGCAGATCAGCGCGTTCTGGAAGAACACCCTGGACCCGCTGTACGCAGCGCTGGACCGGCTGAAGAACCACGCGGCGGGCGCGGCGGGCTCGCTGAAGGATGTCACCGTCTCCGTCGTGGGCAAGCTGCCCGCGAACCTGAAGGACACGGCGGCGGCGATGACGAAGGTCGCCCAGCAGATGGTCAGCCACATCCAGCAGGAGATCGCGTTCGCCAAGAACCTCTCCCAGCAGACGGTGCAGGGGCTGAACCTGGGCGGGATGCAGCTCCCGGACCCCACGGCAGCCGGCACCGGGCAGGGCGCCGTGGCTCCGGGACAACGGGGCTTCAGCCTGGCGGCGTGGAACGCGGCGGTGGCGAACGCGGCGCTGAGCGGACCTCCCGCCGCCCAGCCGCAGTCGGTGCAGCAGCAGATGAAGTCCTACCTGGACTCGATCAAGACGTTCAGCGCCGATGTCACCCACCTGTCCAAGGCGCACCTGAACAAGGACGTGCTCCAGCAGGTGCTGGCGGCGGGTCCCGGGCAGGGGCACCTGCTCGCCAGCTCCATCCTGGGCGGTCCCGGCGGGGTGGGCGCGGTCAACAACCTGTGGAAGCAGATCAACACCGCCGCGAACAAGCTGGGGGCGGTGGGGGCGAGCGCCATCTTTGGCGGGACCCTTGCCCCGAACCTGAAGAGCGGGACGTTCATCAACAACAACGTCTCGATCAGCATCAGCATGAAAGGCGGGGGCGACCTGTCCTCGCTGAGCGCCCAGCAGCTCAACCAGCTGGTGCAGGAAATCCAGAAGAAGCTGCTCCAGAAGGCGAAGCGGGACGGGAAGCCGGGTCTGAAGCTCAAGGGCGGCGGGGTCTGACGCCCGTTTTCTAGGGAGATTTTACCATGCCTGAGCGCATGCCATTCCACGTCCGCTGCGATTCCTGCGGGAAGAGCGCGGAAACCCATGACGGCAGCCGCCTGGACCAGGCGGTCAGATGCGACTGCTGCCCGCTGGACCATGACCATTCCGATTGCGACCGCACGGTGACGATCACCGCGTTCGCGCACCTTTCCGGAGAGGCGGCGTAATGTCGTTTACCCAGGGCACCCAGGCGGAGATCGTCTTCGCCAACGGGTTCGCCTACCCGACGGCTAATGCGGCATCCACGTCCGCCCAGTCGCTGGTCACCGGGGCTTCCGGGAAATTCCAGCAGCCCTACTTCCAGGGCGGGTTCTTCCAGCAGGGAAGAACGGGGCAGGTAGCGAAAGCCGAGTTCACGATCACCATCGGCGGACAGGCGTCGGCGACCACCGCGATCATCACCGCCGGGCTGAACACCGCCCCGAACAACGTGGCGGGTTCCACCCTGGTTGCCGCCAATGCGGTCACGGTGACCAACTTCGCCAGCTCCATCTTCCACGGGGAGCTGCTCATCTCCTGTTTCGGCGCGGGCTACGGGACTTCCTCGGTGTCCACGAACCTGTCCTCGACAATTGACATCAGGTTCAACAATGGCTCTACCACGCAGCCTGCAGCATCTAGCGGGCAAACCCTCGGCGGACCCACTGCCTTGCAGACGATCGACTTCTCGGTCAACCAGTGGCTGTACCTGACCGTGACGTTCTCCACGAGCAGCGCCTCGAATACAGCCACGCTCGGGCAACTTATTGTGTATGGGCTCAATTTACGGGTGAATTACTGGCTAGTCCAGCGTGATCTTGTTATCATGAATTCATGCCGAATACATGTTCGCAAGATGCTTGTGACCGGTCAGTAGACGCCAAAGGGTACTGCGCTGCCCACTATGCTCGGATGAGGCGGGGAGCCACCCCGGAGGAGATGGCAAAACCGATCCATGTCCGCCCAGACTGCTCTCAGGAGAACTGTAGCCGCAGGCATTTCGCCAAGGGATACTGCAAGCCCCACTATGAGCGCTTCACCAAGGGCGCAACCGAAGAAGAGATGGCTCCCCCTATTGCATCACGCAATACGAGTGGCGTCCTCATCTGCGGTCACGAAGGACGCAGATACGGCGGTAACGGCTTGTGCCATTCCTGCTACGTCGCTGCCTGGATTAAGGCACACCCCGATGCCAACAGCGGGAATAACTGGCTCAGGAATAACCCGGAGCGTGCGAGATACCTTCAGCGCCGCGCGAACCTGAAAAAGCGCGGGACCACTCCTGAAGAATACGACGCGATGTGGGCACGACAGGAAGGCAGATGCGCAAACCCGGGATGCAGGAGCTGGTACCCGCTCGATCCGCCTGATTACCGGAAGGCGCTCCATGCCGATCATTGCCACAAGTCCGGGAAGATCAGGGCACTTCTCTGCCCAGGATGCAACATAGCACTAGGGCATGTAGATGACAACCCCGGGAAACTTGCGGGGCTTATTGAATATCTTCAACGATTCAAAGAATAGGTGATCGTGCGGCTTGCTTTGATCAGGCGGACGCGACGGCTCTTCTCGCCGCTATTTTGAATAACACAGCGTACTCGACCGTCGCGGCGACCAAGATCCGCCTCGGCACCAACACCCCCACGGCGACGGTCGCCATGACGGAACTCGGCGGCGGCACCGGATACACCACCGGAGGTTCCTCGATCACCTGGAACGCAGTCTCCTCCGCGTCCACGTCGAATTCGAACGTGGTGTCGTGGACGAACTCCGGGACAGCATGGTCCCTGGTGGGGCTGGAGATCTGGGACACGGCGGGCACGCCGCTGCGGCACCTGTTCGGGACGTGGACCGGGCAGCCGGTGACCGTCAACAACGGGAACACCTTCCAGATCGCGGCAGCGGGCATCACCGTCAGCCTCGTCTAAGGATTACCCTCCGTTGACTACCGTCACGTTTTCGAGCAGCGGCTCCTGGCAGGCGGCAGCCGCCAGCGTCGACCTGCAGGCATGGGGCGAGGGCGGCAGCGGAGCCAACGGGTTCGCCAACCACCACGCAGGCGGCGGCGGCGGAGGAGGCGCTTACGCCGAGGAGCCCGCGCTTGCCCTGACGGTTAACACCGTTTACTCCTTCACCATCGGCAGCGGCGGCACCGGGACGAACACCTCTTTCGCCGGGAACTCGGTCACGGTTACCGCCAACGCCGGGGGCAACAACGGGGGCACCCAGAACCAGCTGGGCGCCAGCGGGGGCGCGGCAGGGTCGAACACGATCGCGAAAGCGGGCGGCGCGGGCGCGGGCGGGCAGAGCGGGACCGGGGGTCAGCCCGGAGGCGGCGGCGGGGGGTCCGCAGGCTCGGGCGGCAACGGCGGCAACGCCTCCGGGACGCTCGGGGGGTCCGCAGGCTCCGGCGGGGGGGCATCCGGCGGGAACGGCGGCTCCAACGGGACCGGGTCCAACGGCAACGCCCCGGGCGGGGCGGGCGGCGGCGGCGGCTCCACCTCCTCGTTCGGGAACGGCGGCGGCTCGGGCGCGGCGGGGCAGATCTCGATCACCTACACCGCGACCACGGCAGGCACTGCCGCTCTCGGCGGCGTCGGCACGCTCACCGCCACCGGGACAGCAGCCAACCCGGGCACCCCGATCACCGGGACGATCAGTCCCGGGCAGACCTGGCTGCGCCGGTTCGCCCGCTGGCGGCACCCTGCCCCCCCGGGCAACCAGGTGCAGACGATCACCGGGACGACCGCCCTGTCCGGGACGGGCACGCTGTCCGCGTTCGGCGGGGTGCCCGCGCCCTCGGTGGTCAACCAGTGGGCGGACGGGTACGGGCAGGGCACCACGTTCACCTCGATCACCTCCGCCCTGCAGTCGGTCGTCGTGGGGCTCAGCCCGATGAACTCGGTCGGTCCCGGGTCCGGGGTGCCCACGGCGGGCAACTGGCTGTTCACCATCGTCAGCTGGACGCAGAACCCGCTGATCTCCAACGTGCATGTCGGGGTGGGCGATGACATCCACTCCTGGTGGCGGGAGTTCCCGGCTGCGGGCTCGGGGGGGCTGACCCGGACCTCGATCTCCTACACCCCGAACATCGCCCGCAGCGTGTCCAGCGTTTACGTCGCCCCGGACATGGAGATCGCCGCGATCAACGTGCTGGTCATCGAGGTGGCGGGGCTCAACCCGTGGGACACGGTCGCGGGCACCGGGCTGAACTACTCGGCAGGCGCCACCTCGCTGGGGCTCAGTATCGGAGCCCCCGCGCAAGCCTCGTTCTTCCTCGCCGGGATCGGCGGGGACAACACCGCCGCCGGGCAGGTGTTCGCGCCGGGGGGGTGGACCACCCTGGCGACCCAGACCCAGACCAACGGGTCCAACCATCTTGCCGATAACATCCTCACCTCGGCGTTCCTGCCCAGCTCCTCTTCGTCCCAGTCGGTGACCGGGACAGCCAGCTCGGCGGAAAACCTCTCCGGGTTCGCCCTCGCCGTCTACACATCCGGGCAGAGCCCGGTGCCGGCAGGCAGCAATCCGAACTGGCCGTACGTGATATGCGAGGCGGGGTTCGGCGCAGGGTATAATACCCCGGACTCGGAGATTACCTGGACGGACATCTCCGCCCGGCTGTGGCACTGGAACGAGACGACCGGCATCCAGTTCCAGCTGGGCGAACTCCAGTCCACGCAGCTGGAAATGGAGATGGACAACAATGACGGGGCGCTATCGCCCAGCAACGTAGGGTCACCGTATTACTCGAACGCCCTGAACGCGAACATGAGCTTCCAGTCCGGGACGAGCCCATGGGCGGGCAACGGGAATGCGGCGATCGCCCAGTCCACGGCGTTCGCGTTCGCCTCCGCCCCCCCGGGCGTGGCGAAGTACAGCATGCAGGTCACCCCCGACGGGGTGACCGCGTTCCCCGGCGCGATCTCCGAGCAGGTGACCATCTCGGGGAGCACCGCCTACACAGCCTCCGCGTGGTTCTATTCTCCCGGCGGGTACGCCACGGGGGCACAGGTGGCGTTCGCCTGGTACACCTCCGGCGGCGCGTTCATCTCCTTCTCCACCAGCTCTGCGGTCGCCCTGACCGCCGGGACGTGGACGCAGGTGAGCGTCACGGGAACGTCCCCGTCGAACGCGGGCAAGACCGCGCTGATCCTGCAGTTGTCCGGGACGCCGTCCGCCGCGCCTTTCTACGTCGCGGAAGCGGCGTTCACCGCCGGGTCTTCGGTAGTGTCCACGGGCAGGGTCACCTCGGGGACGCCCGTGCGCATCCGGTTCGCCCTGGGCACGGTCGGCGGGGTCGCCTACAACCGCTGGTACGTGATCCAGCGCAACGCCACCCAGTGGGGCGAGCAGCTGACCGAGGTGCGCCGCCGGTACTGCCCGGTCAGCGGGACCGACCTGTGGGCGGCGCTGTCCTCCACCCCCCCGACGTTCTACCGCAGCGAGGTGTACGAGGACGCCCCGTACGCCTGGTTCCCCTGCGATGACCAGCCGGGCACCTCCGGCGTGCTGCCCACCCAGCTCGCCAACGCCGCGATCGGGAACGTGAACACCCTCAGTGTCGTGCTGTCGCCGAACGGCGGCGCGGCGCAGGCGGTGCTCAATGCCAACGGGGCGTCGGGCAGCCAGTTCATCCCGCCGTCGATGGCGATCTACACTGCCGGGGCGCTTGCCGGGTGGATGTTCGGCGATCCGCAGACCAGCCCTGCCGCCCTGGAATCCGGGAACCCGGTGACCGCCACTCCGGGCTCGGCAGCCTGGCAGTCCTCCGGGCAGGTGGGTTCCACGGGCAGCTACGGGTGGTTCCTGTCCTGCCGTGACACGGGCTTCCCGCCGCTGAGCGGGGGGATCACCGTGGAAGGCTGGTTCAATTACCCGTTCCGGCTGTCCGGGACGGCGCTCACCCCGAGCGGCGGGGCTCCCGCCCCGGTGCAGCAGCAGCCGCTGTGCCCGCTGACCGTCCTCGAACTGGCGACCGATTCCGCGCCCGTGGCAGTCCTGCAGCTGGACAATTCCGGGCACCTGAACCTGATCACCTACAACGGGGGCACGGGAACCAGTAACGTTATCTACAGCGGGTCGGACCTTCGCTCGAACAACTGGTTCATGGTGAGCATGACACTGACCACGACCGCCTGGACCGTGTACGTGAACGGGGGGGCGACCGCCCAGGTGTCGGGCACCGCCACGGGCATGACCTCGGCATGGACGTACCTGATCGCCAACGCGGACATGGGCTCCGGCGGCGGCGGGAGCACGGGCGGCATCGCCCACGGGGGCAACGTCTCGGTCAGCCACCTCGCCGTCTACCCGTACGCGCTGCCCTACTACCGGATCATGGATCATTATTTCGCGGCGATCACTGCGTTCGGGCAGTTGCCGGCGCCGACCGGGGTGACCATCACCTGGACGCCCCCGGTGTTCCCCAGCGCGGGATCGGGGGGCACCTCGACCGCGTATGCTCCGGACGGGACCTCGGGGGCGAACTTCGGGGCGATCAACGGGGTGGGAGCCTCGGCGATCGTCGTGGCGAAAGCCCCGGGCGGGATCACCTCGGGTCCGTCGGCATGGGTGGCAGGGTCCGCGCAGGTGGATATCCCCTCGACCAGCGTGTTCACCGAGAACCTGTTCGTCAGCTTCCTCGGGCTCGCTCCCTCGTTCGGGATCTATACCGCCTCCCAGGTGGGCTCGGACCTGAATGCCTCCACGGTGTGCGGCAGCGGGGACTCCTATTCCAGCGGGTACGGGGGCTCGGCAACAGGGATCGGGGTGTGCCATACCGCGAGCGGTGACGGCTCGGCGTATCCTGCGTCCCCGACGGCGATCGGCGACTCGGTCGGGGAGCGGATCGAGCGGCTGATGCGGGCAGGGCGCTGCGCGTCCCCCAACCGGTGCATCGACCAGTCCCCGCTGCTCGTCCAGGCTCCGGGAGCAGCAGGCGGCGGGCAGCAGGTGAGCGTCTCCATCCAGGCGATGGCGCAGTCCGATTCCGGGCTGCTCTACGTGGACAACCTCAATCACCTGACATACTGGATGAAGACCCATCTCGCCAGCCAGTATTCCTCTCCGGTATGGCAGCTGGGTCCCTCAGCCGGGAAGATCCCCTATTACCAGGAGATCCAGTGGATCACCGACCCGCACCGGGTGTTCAACGTGATCACCATCTCCCCGGTGAGCCCGACCGGCGCGCAGCTGCCGCTGATCACCCCGCAGAATGCCACGGCGGTGAACAGGAGCCAGATCCGGCACGGGGCGCAGCCGCTGCAGATCACCTCCTGGCTCCAGTCCACCTCCGAGATGCAGTCCCAGGCGAACTGGCTGTTCAGTAATTTCGGGCAGCCGCAGCGGCGCATCGAGAACCTGAAAGTGGACGCGGCGGCTTACCCTCCCGCGTTCGGATTCGTCGTCGGGGTCAACATCGGGGATATCGTGACCGTGGAAGACTGGCAGGTCGGGGGGGGCGGGAACGTGAGCACCTACCGCGTCACCGAGCTGACCCGCCGGATCTCCGGGGGCGGGCGCACCGATACCGGCGATCAGGCGGACCAGATCGCGGAAGTAGTACTCACCTGTGACTTCGAACCTTCCTCGTGGTGGAGCTGACCATGCCCCGCGTTTTCGACTGCGTGATCCTGCACGATGAGCTGGACCTGCTGGAAACCAGGTTCCGCGAGTACGAGGATATCCCGCAGGTGACCATCGTCATCGCCGAATCCACCGTGGATTTCGGCGGGAACCCTAAGCCCGCGCATTACTGGGAGAACAGGCTATCTGACCGGTTCTTCCGCTGGCACGGGAAGTACAACCACGTCCTGGTGCACCCGGAGGAACTCCCGGACGCGGACCCGCATGTCCGCAAGGACGCCTTGCGGGATTACCTCGCGCACGGGATCAACGGGGAGCCCCACGACATCATCCTGCACGGGAACATCGACGAGATCCCGTCGGCATGGGTAGTGAAGGAGCTGGCGGAAGGCAAGATCCCCGTCCCGGTGGTCCTGGAGATGCGCTGGTGCGCCTACCGCGCCGAGCGTGTTCATCAGGATCTGTGGCGGGGGACGGTGGCGCGGGAATGGCGCCGCACGGGCTCGTTCGCCGGGATGCGGGACATGCGCAAGGGACTTCCCGCGATCGTCAACGCCGGGACCCGGCTGTCGCTGATGGGGGAAACCCCGGACGAGGGCTGGCTGCACCCGGACGGGAAAGCCCTGTGGCGGCGCGAGGTGAATGAGAACCACCCCCGGTGGGTAAAAGAAGGTACATGCCCCCGTGAATGGCTGGAGGAGCCCCGGGGGGAGAGCGCAGACCTTACCCCGCCCCCCGGGGTTCCGGCTTAGCTGCCCGCGACGACGCGGAAGTCCAGCGTCGTGTCATGGAATGACGGGCTGAGCGCCGGGCTCACCGTCACCCTGTCCTGCGCCCCCTGCGGCGTGACCGAGGTGACGGTGAACGTCCCGGTGCCCACCCCGATGAGGGTGAGCTTCTCGCCCGCGTGCAGGGGGGCGGAGGTCTTGAGGACCCCGGTGGGACCGTCGTTGATGCTGACCACCACCTGGAACTTGTGATGGGGCTTGGGATGAGTGCTGGCACCCGCCGGGAGGGCGGCTGCGGCGAGCGCGGTACCCGCGATGGCGGCTGCCGCCAGGATCTTCTTCATGCGTTTCCTCTCTGTTCTGATACTCCGTTCCCAGTGTACACGATCGCGGAGGTGTTATGGTGCCGCTGCGCAAGATCTTCCGGCGGATGACGCTGCGGGCGGAGATCACCGCAGTCCTGTGCCTGGTCACGTGGACGGCGCTGACCGGGGGGTATGTCTCCTGGCAGATCTCGCAGAGCCAGCATCATTTCTGCTCCCTCCTGCGGACCCTGACTTTGCCGCCCCCGCCTGGCTCGCCGCCGCAGATCCCCCGGGGCAGGCTGATCGCGCAGAACCTGGCTGACCTGAAAGCGAGCCTGGGATGCTGATGCTGCCGTTCGCCCCTGAGCCCCCGCCCGCCTCGGGCACGTCCGTCGACACGATCTACTACGTCCTCGCCAGCGTCGCGCTGGTCGCCGGGTTCTTCGAGGGGATGCGGCGGTTCCTGTCCCGGCAGCGCAAGAAGTGGGTGGACGAGGCGGAGGCAGTGCGCGCGGCGCGGGAGAACAGCGAGCGGCTTGCGGCGAACACCGAGGCGATCGCCCGGCTGACCGACACCCAGGCGAAACTCGGGGTGCAGATGTCGGATTTCATCGCGGGAGTGCATACCGAGCTGAACGGGCTGGGCAAGCGGGTAACCCGGCTGGAATTCTTCCAGTCCCGCCGCAATCACCCGGCGAACGGGGGGAACGGGAGCTAAAGGAGGCATCATGGTCAGGATCGCTGCCATCATCAGCCTTGCCATCGCCGTCATCTTCGATGCCTGGCAGGTTAAGCACGGGGTGTGGGATGACCGGCTGTTCGCCCTCCTGGGGCTGCTGCTGTGGTGCATATCCGACCGGTGGGACAGGTAACGTGCCGGCATTGCCAGATAGCCGGGCTCCTGCCGGAGGAAATCCCCCCGGGAGCTGACCCTGATTTCGCTGCCCGCGTCCTGGCGCTGGCATCCAGCTGGCACCGCAGGTGCCGCAAGCCCTGCGATTGCGATCATGAGATAAAGGAGGAGCGGTGAGAACCTTCCTCTACCACTGGGTATACCTGGACCTGTGGGTGCCCTTGTGGACGAACCTGGTGGCATCGGCGATCGTCGGGGTGCTGGTATGGCTGAAGCTGCGGGCAATCCACCGCCTGCACCAGGTGCACCTGACCTTGATGCAGGAAGTCCATGCGAGCATTGCGCAGCCTGCGGATGACAGCCAGGAAAATACCGCATATCCTTCCCCCGGAGGTTCCGGATGACTCTTTCCATGTACGACTCGGCGTTCAATGACCAGTTCCCCCCCGGCGGGCAGGCATATGCCGGGTACGTGGACGGGCACGTGGGCAGCCAGCCGAATTACGACTGGGTGACCCGGCATTTCCCGGCTGCCTATCACCTGAGCATTTCCGTGCTGGGCAATGACGCGGACTGCCTGGACATCGAGAGCGGGGCGGCGACCGTCGCCATGGCGGCGGGATGGTACCAGCGGCAGAAGGCGCGCGGCGCTAGCCGCCCGTGCTTCTACGCGAGCGCGTCGCTGATGAACTCAGACCTGATCCCGGCGGTCAAGGCTGCCGGGATTCCCCGGGCGTCGTTCCGGCTGTGGAGCGCCCATTACACCGGGACGCCGCACATCTGCGGTCCGGCGACATGCAAGCTGCTGAGCATCCCTGCTGACGGCACCCAGTGGACTGACCGCAAGGGAAGCCTGAACGCCGACCAGTCCCTGCTGGCTGATGATTTCTTCGGCGCCGAGCCGGTGCTCGTCCAGGGGATGAGCGGAGCGCCGGTCGCCCATCTGCAGCAGCGGCTGAACGCGCAGGGAGAGAAGCCGCCGCTGATCACCGACGGGCTGTTCGGGAACCTGACGCTGCTGGCGCTGAAGGCATTCCAGTCGGCGCACGGGATGATCGCCGACGGGGTGGTCCAGCCGGTTACCTGGGCGGCACTGGACAAAGCTCCCGGCGGGATTCCCGCCCCGGGCAACCTGAAGATCAGCGGCGTGACGCTTACCCTCACCTGGGACGCGGTGCTGTCAGGAGGCAAGCCGGCGACCGGGTACGCGGTCGAGGTACGGCAGATGAACGGGATCGTCGCGGACAAGCTGACCGTGGCAACCACCCAGGCGGTGATCAGCGGGCTGGTCAGCGGATGGGCATATGACGTCTCGGTGGCGGCGCCGGGCGGGGCGGCGGCGACCATGCGGGTGACCGCGTGAGACCGTGCGGCTATTGCGGCGGGGAAGAGACCCAGCCGCACTGCGAGAGCATCCCCTGCCGGTGGATCAGGTGCCTGACCTGCCGGCAGGTGACCTGGCTGCGCCCGGAGAAGGAGAATGCGTGACCTTCGAGACGAAAGACTCCGGAGTCATGGAGGATTTCCCGTCGGGCATGCGCCGTGACGCCCGAGGGGGCAAGCCGCGTTTCGACCTGCTCCTCGCGCGGGACGTCCCCTGCGAGGAGCAGATGCTCACCCGCTGGGCGCAGCTGATGACCCGGGGCGCGGTGAAGTACGGGGAGCGGAACTGGGAGAAGGCGGATTCGGAGGCGGAGCTTGCCCGCATGCGGGAATCCGCGTTCCGCCATCTCATCCAGTGGCTCACCGGGGAGGATGACGAGGACCACGCCGCCGCCGTCCTGTTCAACATCTGCGGGGCGGAGCTGATCCGGTACAGGCTCAGGGCTGCGCCCGCTTCCTCCTGCGGCGCTCCCGGCGCTTCTCCCGCCAGTCCGGGATGACGAACCCGCTCATGATGAACAGGAACAGCAGGACGACCCCCCCTATGACGATCAGCAAAGTGCCCAGCTGCGTCCCCCAGAAGCCCGTGGAGGGCATGCCGGATGCGAGGGTCATGGTATGACCACCCGGGTGATCGGAGCCGCCTGGATGAATCCTGGCGCGACAGAGAGGATACGGTAATCCATACAGCTCCTAAAGGCTTCGGAAAATGCAGGGAATGCGGCATTCTGTTCGAGCATGCAGGTCCTGGACGCAAGCCGCAGTGGTGTCCTGAGCACAAGCATGTAGGCGACGCCAGCGAGAGAGAAAGCAAGAAACGCTCGGAAGTTTACCACAGGTACGGCATTTCTCTTGAGGTTTACCGAGAGAGGATGAAAGACGGAGAATGCGCAATCTGCGGCAGCACTGAAGATCTCGTCTATGACCATGATCATGCTACCAGTGCCTTCCGGGGTGTTCTCTGTAGATACCACAACAAAGTCATCGGGGGGATCGGCGATACCGCCACTTCCGCATGGAAGGTCTTCCAGTACCTGATCGGCGTCCCTACGCGCCCGGACAAGCATGCCTACTTCATGATGATCGCGGCAGCCGTCGCTGCGCGCTCTGATTGCCGTCGCAGCAAAGTCGGTTCAGTCATTGCCAGGGCAGATGGCTCTATAGCGGGCACAGGTTATGTAGGCACGGAGCCTGGGGCACCGGGATGCCTGGCTGGCGCATGCCCGCGAGGTCTCATGTCCTATGCTGACCAGCCGCATGGCGGTAACTACGATAATTGTATCAGCCGGCACAGCGAAGATAACGCCATCCGTAATTCTCACGGCTCCTTGACCGGATGCACGATTTACGTGACACGAGAACCATGCCCGGCATGCCATGTTCTCATCAAGAAAGCTGGGATTATGTCCGCTTACTGGCACGGAGGGTCCCGTTTTTATCCTTCCGCGCCCGAGGCGGGATTCGAACCCGCATCAATCCTGTTACCCTGACCGTTCTTAGGAGGAAGGCGGGATACCCGGGCTTGCGATCACCTCGCCAGGGATATGAGACTCCCAGTCTCCGCCCTTCCCGTACAGGTGATCATCGTCAACGAGAGACAGGTCGAGGATGCGGAGGCTGCCGTCAGGCAGCGCCTCATAGCGCAGGCAGTATATTCTCATCGAGACGCTGGGGAGATTCGAACTCCCAAATAACCGCTTTGCAGGCGGCTCTGTTAACCATTTCAGCACAGCGCCATTACCTGGACCGCCTGGCTCTCTCATACCGCCTGGTCCATCTCTTGCTTGCCCCCCCGGACGCGGCGGTGAAGCCACAAGGTTTCCTGGCGTGCGCACCAGCGGCACGCCCATACCTTGCGCCCGTCGAACCGGACGTGCCTGGACATCTGATCGCCGCAGCTCCGGCATTTCCTCACGTACCCCCGCCCGGAGTCGAACCGGACACCCGTCCTTCGGAGGGACAGGGGAAAATCCGTTACCGGGGGCAACGGGCTCACGCCCGCCTGACGAAAAACCTGTTCCCGTCCAGGATCAGCTCGGTCTCCCCCTGGACGTTGTTGATGATCGCGTGGGCGAGGGCGTTCGGGTCCCCCGGGCTCCACCGGATCACCGTGGCGGTCATGTCGTGCTCCCGCCACCCGGGGATGGTCACCAGCACCCCGTTGCGCTCGTTCCGGTCGATGATCTCCGCGAGCCGCTTCTCCGTCTCACCCATTACGCATCACTTCCCTGCAGCATTCGCACCGGTCGCCCCGGCGGCAGATGTCCATGCAGATCACGCAGAACCTCATCGTATCACGGACGACGTGCCGCAAGTCCTTCGGGACGGTGAGCATCTTCACTTAGACCAGTCCAGCCAGCTTGTAGAGTACCAGCGAGCCGGCGACCGCCATGTTCAGCGTCGTCCCGGCTCCCACCATGGGGATTTCCACCGCAGTGTCCAGCAGGGGCAGCATGGCGGCGGGAATCCCCTCTTTCTCGTGCCCCATCACCACGATGCTCCGCCGCTTCCCGCGCACGGGCAGGTCCGCCAGCCGGACCGCCTCGTCGGCAAGCTCTACCCCGATGATGTTCACATACTCATCCGGGTTGTCCTTGCCTCGCTCCCGCTCGCGCTCCATCCACTTCATGGCGGACGGGCGCATCCAGTGCACGCAGCCCCGCTGGGAGATCGTGTAGCCTTTGCTCAGCGCTTGCGGCACCCACGGGTAGTGGGGGACAGCCAAGCACGCTCCGACCGCCTCGCAGGTGCGCAGCAGCGTCCCCAGGTTGACCCCGTGCAGGGGGTGAGGCACGGCGCAGACGATCCCCCCGGGGGCGTACCCCCAGCAGGAGTGCGAGACCCTGCGGCGCTGCTGTTTCAGTTCATCTTTCGTCTTCGGGCGGATCTTCGCTTGCGTCATCAGTCACCGTTATCCAGGGGACGGGGGCACGGATGCTCATCTGCGGACCCCGGTAGTGGATGCTGGCAGGATCACGGCAGAACGGGCACCGTCCCGTCGCCGCAGCTATCTCTTCTGGCGTGGAATTGTATCCGTGGCGACCGTGCGGGTACAGCCACCCGTCATGAAAGGCGAGGGTGAGCTGCGGGTCGCTCCAGTCGTATTCTGCCATGTTCGTACTGCAGTGCGTGCACACGTACCAGGGGAGGGATTCGAACCCCCGAAGCCGAAGCAGCCGAGTTACAGTCGGATTCCTTTAGCCGGACTTGGATACCCTGGCAGGGTCAGTTATGAGGTGACCCCGGATAATACCTGATCATGATGATCTCCTTTCCTCGGGTGACCGACGAGGATCGAACTCGCTTACCTGGGTTCACAGCCCAGTGCCTCAACCGTTTTGGCTTCAGCCACCATGGAGCAGCTGCCCCTGTGCTCAGGGGATGCACGGCGCGTCCGCCGCCGGAGCCAGGTTCCACCCTGGCGCAGGATGATCCGCCTCGCTAGCAGGCTTCTCCTCCAGCCACGCTGAGGACGCTGAGACTGGGGTGCCCCGCCTCGCCCTGTACAAGACGGGGGGACTCAGCGTCCGGTAGTCAGCCAGGGAGTCGAACCCCGGACCTGCCCGGTGTGAACGGGCTGCTCTGCCGCTGAGCTAGCCGACCTTGAAATGCCACCAGTGCTTCGCGGGAAGCTTCCTCACATGATAGCGTATCTTCCGCTGGCAGATGATGCACCAGACGTTCCTGCGGGTCTTAGGTTTCTTCCTCATCACATTACCCTACGGAGTTATCGCCGGCTTCTGCTTGCGCCAGCAGGTGACGCAGACCAGCCAGCCGTCGTCATCGTATTCCGGGAGGCACGGGTTATAGATGTCAGCGTAGCTGATCCCGCAAGGCGCCGGGACGCCCTCCCAGCGCCGGATCAGCTCCCGGACGCGCTGGATCTGCTCCTGCGTTAGCTGCCGTACCATGCACCCGCAGAGGGACTCGAACCCCCGACATCCGCATCCGTAGTGCGACGCTCTGTTCCACTGAGCTATGCGGGCTTGGAAAGCCAGAGGCTCGCCGCTGCGAGGAAG